CTATCTAATTTTCTTGTGGGGCATGAGTGGGGCATTTTGAGAAAATTTAGCATTGATTAATGCTATTTGTTCATCATTACTGTCTGGCATCCATTCCCCGTAAACAGAGAAAACCATCTGTGCTGATGCGTGACCCATCTGTGATGCGATGAATGATGGGTTTGCCCCGGCAGATAGCAACCAACATGCGAAAGTATGGCGTGATTGATATGGCTTTCTGGATCTAACCCCTGAACGCCTTAATGCATTGTTCCATATTTGTCCTAATGATTCGGTTGAGTAGTAATCACCGCAGATCTGATTTGAAGATGTAACTTTGGGTATGAAAACAAAAGTGCAACTGTCTTTTCTTGTTTTCCTTGCCTCTCTTGTATGGATCAGTATCTGATGTTGCGGACCCATTCTGGTGTGCAGCATTTGACTGCGTAGGGTTTCCTTTGCATTGTCCGTAAGCTGAATAATGCGATCGGTTCCGGCGTCCGTTTTGGGCAAAGTAAACTGCTTAACCCGAGTTAGATTTCTCCTCACCATAATTGTGCCAGCTTCGAGGTCAATATCCTCCCATGCCAACGCACAAAGTTCGCCATGCCGCATTCCGGTATACACCGCGAGTGTCCATAAGTTTTTAATTTGCTGATGGGTGCAACCATCTAGCATCCTAAAAAACTCATCCCTTGTTAACGGGTCTGGTTGTGGCTTACTTTTCCTTAATCGAGTTAAGGTCGAAGTAGGGTCTGAATCAGCGTACCCATTGCTAGCCGCAAACATAAAAGCAGACTTAACACATGCTAGGCAGTAATTTACTGTTGGAACAGACCTCCCCCTAACTGGGCTGATCTGATACCTTCTCGGTAACTGCATACCATTAAGCAGCTCATTCCTTAATTTCAGGATGTCCTCATTTCTAATGGATGAAACTTGGCGATCAGGCCCAATTAGAATGGCCGCTGTTTTAAGTGTTGATGTATACCTGTCGTGAGTATTTAGTGAAACCTCAGGTTCTTTCAGTGAGAGCCATTTGTTAAATAGCTCTTGAATGGTGATATTTCGTACCTGTGTGGTTGCATATTGTGCAGCGGCAATCGAATCAGGGAATTGCTTTGCATAGTCAAAGGTTCCGGTCTTAATGGCATACCCAATCGACTGACGTAAATCAGCGGCTATCTTTCTGTTTTTAGGTGTATCAGGAACCCCAAGGGATTCCCTGCAACGTTTTTTCTGATACATAAACCAAATGCGTAGATATCCTCCATGATGTTCTACGCCAGTTGGATACTGAGCTTTACTCATAAAGTTAACCTCAATGTAATGGGGATCGGTAGGTTAAGCGGTTTTCTTGAGCTTTGCAGCACTAGGTTGTCGTTTTGACTGCTGCTCTATCCACTTATCTATAGCCTCTCTGTTATACATGCATTCGCTATTAGGCTTTGGATCATCAACAGGCGAGAACAATAAATACTCCCTCCCTTGCGCCCATGAGTTTTCTCTAGCTCTCTTAATGGTTCCTGGTCGCAATCCGGTTATGGTGATAAGCAGATCCTCAGATACCCATTTATTCGGTTCAATTTGAATAACATTAGTCATAGCTGGCCTCTTATCTCTTTATCAATCCCATCACCTATTCCACTTAAACTGACCATTCAGGACGCCGATGGCGAAAAGAAGCCAAGCCAGCTTGTAGCCAAGTGGCTTTATCTTCTCGTAATGGCGCAGGATGATAGGGCGGGTGATGGAGTCTTTGTTTGTGTTGGCCGGCAGAGCGGCGAGGGTGGTTTTAATTTCGTTGTTACACATTCTGGCGGTGGATTGGAGCGCGTTCTGTCTCTCTTCTGGAGTCACGTATCACCACTCCTTTACCCACAGCAGCCAGAACGCTACGCCGCCGCCGACGATAAGCAGTATCCAGTCGAGGTATGAAGTCACTACATCATATAATCCCATTGAGGTAGTCCTTTTCTATTTGTGTTTCTTTGCTGCACACTTCAATCGGACCCTTCAATATTTCACGGTTAGCTCTGCCAATGACTGAATCAGGGCTTATATCTAACCCGCGCAGTGGCTTTGATTTTGCATCGAAGTCATCAATGATTCGCTGACGCTTATCCGGGGTGTGGCTGCCGCCGTAGTCACTCATGCCGCCTCCAATGTCTTTCTCACTTTCGCCTTTACTGACTTCACCGTTTTAACTGGCGCTGGCGGGACAACTTGCCGCGGTACCGGTCTCTTTGATTTATCGCCGGTTCGTAGTCGCTGCTTTATTCACATATCCCACAGGTAGCAGTCTTTGTGGTCACGGCCGTCATCCGGTGCGCGGGCCACAGTCAGAATTAGTTCGCTGATATCGTCCATTACGCGGCCTCCGCTAACTTTGTTGGAATGCGCCAGCACTTAATCGAATAATTACCGTTAGGCTTTTCAGTGCATTCAGCGCCAAAGAATGAATTACTTATTGCGCCGCTCGGATTGGGAAACTCACCATTTCCACGGCCTTTGATAAATGCATTTAATGCGCGTGTGGCAAATTCAACGCAGCCGGGATCGGGCGCTGAGATAGTTACTCGCATAGGGATACTCCAGATAGTGAAATCCGTTTCTGTGAGTCCGTTTTTAGGCAATAAAAAACCCCGCATTTAGCGAGGCTCATTAAGGTGGTGTGCTTACTTTCTTTCTGGCGGGGTATATTCCATTTTACCCATCGTTCTACCTACTTCCCTATAGTGCTTCACTCGGTCGCGAAAATACTCACGTAAATGCGCTGGCTGCTGTTCCTCTATCTGAGCAGGGATAACCGGCATGTTGTAGCGTTCTTTGAATGCAACGCCGCTGGCGGCTAAGTCCACAGCCATCTTGTCTTTATCTTCTTGCGGTTTATCAGCGAGATTGTAGCCCATGTCTTCCTCCTATTCGTTTGGAGGATTATAGCGTGGTTATCTATATACTTCGCTGCACATGAGCACAACGTCGGGACTGCGCTCTTTAATCAGCGCTGAAGTGGTTAAGCATTCAGATTGAGTAGGGTAGATATCTTCAGTAACAGGTAGGGCATCACAGGCATCAAAGCCGCATGAGCTTATGAGAAGAACAAAGCCGATTAGCATTAGTCACCCGCTGGCTTGGCTGCTGTGAATAGCGGCATAGCACAGCCCTTTCGCATAATCCCTTCAGGTGTTCTTGAAATAAATGCCACCGTACTTGGCTCACCTTTAAGATTTATATAGTTCCAATTATCAGTTTGATAGGAATCTATATATCCAAACGGCGCCAACGGCTCCAACGCTTTCAACTCTGCAAGTTGCTCGCGCAGTGAACGCAGTTCAATGAGAAGCATAAGTAACTCGGTGTTGTCGGCATCACCATCTGCGAATGCTTCGAGCACTTCTATATGCTCTGCAAGACCACCGTCAGGCTTGCGGGTAAATTCCTGCTCAGTTAGCTTGTTCATCGGGTGCGCTCCACGTCTGTTGTGATTGCTGTTACTTTTGCCCCGGCAAGAATGCGGACGTCTTTATCACCCGCAAATAGCTTATTTAACCTGCCATTAGCCGCTTCGATTGCCTGCTTATAAACCTGGGCCGTTTGGCAATCAGGCCCCCACGAACCTAGGTTGCTAAGCTCAATAGTTAGGGTAACTGTCGCATTGGTTGTAGTCCTTATTACTGGCTTACTCAGCATCTGCATTCCCCTCTACCATTACGTAAGTTGCAGTTGTTCATAAATTCGTTCAGCATCAGACTTAGTTAAGTCGAAGTTTTTAATTACAAAATTAATTACGTAGTCCTTATTTGCTCCGTCATTAATCATTCTCTTTATTATTTTTACATCATCATCCAGCAGTTTTTTACTCCCTTCTGCCAGCACCTTTCGAAACAATGAGCATCGATGTGGAGGCTCTCCGGTGTAACGTTCCTCGATATGTCCAAGTTGTTTAAGCTCTCTTAGCTGGAAAATAGACATATCCGCTTTTACATCTGATTCAGAAAACCACCCGTCAGGAAGTTTACTAAGCGACTCTTTCACTGCTTTCTTCATCAAATTCATCCTCCACAACATTTTGGAATGCATCGCATGAAGATGTGCATCCGTCACCCGAATCCGGGCTAGTCTTTGTCATATAGATAAGGGCCTGCCTATCTTCCAATTGAGCATCAGCAATAAGCTGGTCTGTGTCTCGCTTTTGCCGCCACCATGAATGTTTTGTTATTGCCTTTACGCTCCCATGCTTCTGCTCCATATCCCTGTTCCATGCAAAATACTCTGGATGCTCATGAGCTATGAGAAACAGCTTGGAATCGCTTTTCTTGAAGCAAGTAAGGCAGTTTCCGTAGTGCGGCGGGATGTTTAATCTGAATGGCATTGCGGCCCAAAAATCATTAACATCTGGCTTATCAAAACCGCCCCAGTGAGCCAGCGGATAGACCAAGTTGTAGCGTTTCGCTGCATCTTTTGTTGGGTCCGCTCGCTGTGGTTCGTCAACTCGCATTCCGATAGCTGTTTTTGCACTCCACCCACGACGACACAGCCCAACTTCTCGCATCCATGACCGGATAGTCTGTGTTTTTAAGTAGTCGCTACACTTTTGCCTGGAAACGTTTGGTATACCCTCAATGCTAATGAACTGTTCGAATGGTTCACCGTTCCTCGCTGCTGTTTCGAAGCTCACGATTTTATGTCGCATGCCAACGCCTGGTATCGGACTGGTTACCCCTTCCAGCCAGACGAGATTAAGCCCAAAATGTTTATCGCATTTATCAACAAATATCAGGGTTTCTTCGTGTTCCCTGCCGGTATTTGCAAAAGCAAAATGAAACTTATATTTATCAGAGTAATTTTGTATAAGAAAATCACACATAAACCCTGATGATTCGCCTCCAGAGAAGCTAACAACCATAGGCTCTAGCTCATCTCTATCCATTATTCATCACCTTGTTACCCCTCAGGCTTTCACGAAATTTCTTATGCCATTTTCTAGCGCAAATGTTTGACAGATTTCAGAAGCTAATCCGATTTGAGAACTATGGGCAAAAGAGATAAATGCATGTCTACCACGCCAAGCTTTAATCGCGCAGGTATCTGGCGTGATGGGGCCTCCATGGTAGTGGATCATCACTCCCCCTCGACCGTAAAACCGGCTTTGATAATCTGTTTTTTACTGAATTCAACGCCAGCTACCCATGCTTCACATTGCTTTTCTGAGTACCAGTGAGCCATGTGTGAAACTGCGCCGATATCACAATCAGGGAATCCAACCGGCTTACTCAGCTTCTCGTTTGCTGCTGATAACTCGGATTCTGCTGCCAAGCGCTTCCTGAACTGAGCCTTTCGACTAGCTTTGATGTTATGAATGGCTAAATCTTTCATATAAAGCTGATGTTCTGCATTCGCTAAACGTTGCTGGAATTCCTGATTATGAAGGTCAAAAAGCTCTTTCTGCGCCGCTTCCAGTTGGGCTATCAAGTCGAGAATAGCCGCGGGATTTGCTAGCGCGATGTATTCGGCATTCCTCCGGCCAGTTTCATCCCATGCCATCAGATAGTCGCCGTCCTCCTCAGTGTGAATTATTGCAGCCGTAGAGTTGGTCATATCGAGAAGAGAATTATTATCAGGCCCGTAAACTGCATAAGAATGGAAACCCTCAGAGCAATCATCGCCCACACCATAAGTGCCTTCAGTTTCTACTACGTCCTGCCACCACTCTCCCTGAGTGGCTTTCATTGCGGCTTTCTTCAACTCTTCGATGTTATTCATCATGCCTCCTGCTTACGGCGTGAACCTTTGTATTCGGGTTCTGGTTTATGCTGAGGTTTGCAGATTGCGTGCTTTAGAATCTCAAGCCAATTTTTCCGGCAATTAATTACCCATTTGCCGCCTTCAGTATCGAAAAACTTTTTCTCTACAGGCTCAGCGATCCGCTCTAAAACCTCACACGGAACGGCGATAGCACTACAACCTGAATTGTAATAGCCAAGATTAGAAAGAATTTTGTCTTCAGAGTACCGGCCCGCCGATTCAATTCGGCCTCGATAACCGGAGTCATTTTCGGCCCACAAAATAACGTATGAATCGCTGCGCTGATTGTGATTAAGGCTTATAACAAAGTATTCCTGTTCAGGCTTTTTCATCAGTTGTTACTCCTATGGGCAGCATCGTGGTGAGCCGCCGCAGTAATAACGGCGACCATCAAAATTAACTTCGCCCCATTCACCGCAGACACATTCTGCATATTCGACTTCCTCGGCCCGTTTTTTAGCGCGGTTCTGGCTGGCCGATGGCTTAACCGTTGTGTGTAATCCAGTCCATTCAGATTTAGTAACTATTCGCCGCCGACTGATATTAAACGTCATCCCAAGCAGTCGCTTAGCTTCACGATTTGATTTCATGCTCACCCCTCAGGCTGGCGGCAAACCTTTCAGCAGTTACTGCTTGAGCATTAAGTCGGTCAAATACATAGTGGTCACCACGACTCAATGACTCTTTAGCTTGTACCTTTAAGAATTCAGCAAACTCATCAACACCCCGCGCCTTTATCTCGTTAAGCGCCTGAGTTGTGGCACTCATTTCAGCTTTGATTATTTCTACTGCTTGGGCGTGGGTAATTAGTCCGGTCATGTTTTCATCAAACCAGCGTTGTAAATCACTAAGCATCATTTCTGGCGGGATAACTAACTCAGCATCATCAGCGATGCTCTCTAGCCAGCACTTCGCCTCATAGATATTAGTGCCGTGAATGCAGTGTAGGGCCGCCTGAACGGTCATTATTGCCCGATGCAGCAACCAGGCGTTAGATAACTCACTGGCGGCTTTATCGGTAAGCGCCGCATTCTCGAAAACCAATCGCGATATTAGAGTCAGTCCCGCATCACGCTCAACTTTTAACGTTTCATAATCAGTATTTTCAGACATAACTGTTTCCTCAGCAGATTGCTGTAATGGGGTGGGGGATTAGGCTGCCAGTCCGTTGGCGGCAAGTGACAATGTCAGATTTGAGTTAATCCGCTCAGCAGTCCGTTGCGCTTTAAATGGGTTTTTAATGACTTCGTTGTAAGGGGTGATCCATCCGTGGTGCTTGCCTGAATAAACGAGGGTTATATTGCCGACAGTGATGTTGTCGTGAGAGTGGATCATAAATACCTCACATTGGCACTTCTTCCATTTCAGCCTTGCGGATGCCGTAGATGTCGATGGCCTTTTCGAGTTGGTCATGGTGAGCTGCAAGAACTCGCTGGGTGTACCTGAAGAACTTTTCCAACTCTGCCACTGTCTTTGCACTGCTGGCCGCCTTGGTGAACTCAGCCAGTAATTCATCCGGCGTGCGCTCGTCCACTTTTACCGACTTAACATCGAGCTTTTTAACTCGATGCTCTGACCGCTTTCCGCGTGAGGTAGTCAGCATAAGTGAGAAATTATCCTCAATATCACTCATGGCCGAAACCTTGATCCCGCCAACAGCAACACCGCCAAATTTCACTGTAGAGTCACCAATGAGCGTTAGCGTCTTGCCAACCCATGAATGACCATCATTTCCCCAGCCGCCAATGAGAACACGTCGCATAGATTTTGATGGCTTATATGGGCGGCCGTCATATCCATCAAGGTCAATAAACACTGGCTGTTCACTGTTTCCAGCTCTAACAGATTTGATAGCTGCGGTAATGCTGGAAGATTGGACATCCTCGAAGTTGAGCTGGTCTGATTTCGGGATTATTGTTCGTGATAAGTCCATTAGAGATATACCTCGTCGTCAAATTCTTCATCGAATAGATACGATGGGACGTTGATTTCACTGGATGGAAGAACCATTCCCTCGGTTCGTAGTGAATCATCACCTAGGCATTCAACCAGCTTATTCATCGCCTCAAGCATGATCTTCCTGCCAAGTTCTAACGAATCTTCGCCGATGTAATACATACAGTTTTTATAGGGTGGGCTATTTTCAAGAGCAAAAAAGCAGAACTGATTTAACTCCCGCCCTGTAACCAGTTTCAAAACGTAGAGATAAAAAGCCGCTTGAACATGGTAGTGATACTGTCCAAATGCCTGACTAAATCCGCGCTGACTTGCATCCCTGCAACTCTTCACATCCAGTGGGTAAGAGTGGCTATCCGATAGCCTGTCAAATCGACATTTAAGCTTCAGTCCAGTAATTGGGCACGTGGCAAACATGGAAACTTCAGACCGTCCGCTAGTACCCATATAGTCCATGAAGTCTTCATTTAACTGGGCAGACTCAATCATTCTTTCCAGCGTGCCGACTTCGCTACCAATCAGGATTTTTTCAGCATCGGCAGGTAAAAGTGCCTTATATTCTTTCGATGCTCTGGAGCTGATATCCGGCTTTAAAATGAAATCCTTTTCAAACACTTCAGGCTCAAGCAATGCTGCATGTATTGCTGTTCCAATCTGTGCCGATTTACTTCCTTTAAATGGGTTGAAATACAGATTGGCCGGGCTAACACTGATTGCTTTAATCGTCGTAGAACCTATCGCCTCATCCTTGTGATAGTCCTCGTTCGAAATGTCGTAATAAATTCCAGCTTCCATCACGCCGCCTCATCGTGTTCGGCTAAGTGGCGCTGTATTTCCATTGCGCGTTGCCACTTTGCATTATCAAATAGAACGTTGTAGAGCGCGGTATCGAGTCCTTCGAAGTCATACTCATCAACGACTAATTTGAACGCCTCACCATCAAAATCAGGGAGTTGCTCAAATATTTTAATTAGGTTGCTGACTTTTAATGCTTTCTCTTGTCGCTCGGCAATCTGCCCGGCTTGCTCTAATTCCTGCTCGCTCAATGAGCTGTAAAGCTTCCGTGCTTCGTTTATTTCTGCATATGTCATAGCGGATTCCCCTTGCTGCGTAGAAACTCAACTATCTTGTCCAGTAGGCTCTTGCGTGGCGGTGGCGTGAAGCTGGCTGAGGTTAGGCGGTAGGCTGGTGCGTGCTGAATTTTGGTCAAATAGTTAGTAGAGCATCCCGATGCGGGATACCCTGCAATGGCGTATTGCATAGGGATACCTTTTGATTAGTTGTGTTTAGCCCACAGCAAAACACCGACAGTTGTCAGTTCTTTACTCTGGGGATTGGTGGGGGATTAATTGTTGATTGCTACCAAATCGGTGAATGTGCTGCGCCAAATATGGCCGCTCTTAATTCCGAGTGCTTTCGCTAAATCGGCCATAGCTTTTAATTTGTTATCACCAAATCCAGCGGGGGACTCTTGAAGATCTACGAAGTCCTTTCTGTGCGCGCACCATGAGTTACCATCTTTTTCAATTTCTACTCCAACGACTTCCGCGAATTTGTCCGCATCTGTATCGTTGCATTTCCACTTATCCGCCAGCTCATCAACGCGAGTTGGATTAGCACCTAAAGCCGTAGCTTCAATAAGAAGCTCCCATGCACTTTTTCTATCATGTGGGTCAATTGCCCATGCACATCGAGCAAGGTCTGAATCTCGAATGTCTGCAATAGCGTCTGGATCTGGTTTATAAATAAGTTCGCCGTTTACGTGTAAGTAATACCAACCGATTATGCTCATGCCGTTTCCTTGTGTTTTAGGTACAAAAAAAGCCGCATAAGCAGCTCGTTGTTTGTTTCAGTGGTCTTATTGCTGCCACCGGTTAAGTGGCAGGGGTAAGGTCACTGGCTGAATCGTCAACCCACTCAACGCAACTGAGCAACCGGATAGCTTCTTCATCAGTCGGTTCGCGCTTATCTGCATTGCACTCGGGGCAGAATTTAGCCGCCACTGGCTGGGCCATGCATCCACATTGATACCCAGAGCAACATGTGATGAACTCTATTCCATCAATGCAATATCTGTTTTTGCAGGTATTACTCATCATTCATTCCTCATTTATCCGCCAATAAAAAAGGCCACCTAAGTGACCTATTGAATTCTCTCTGTCCGCCCACCGTGGCGTAACACTTCCCCATACTCGCCTATGCTTACGTTGTCGCCCCTGTGCTGGCGTAATGCCTGTTTTACCGCTGTTTCAGCATTGCCACGATAAGCATCAAATTCAGCTTTAAGCGTTTTATATTTCTGCTGCCATTCGCGCTCAATGTCGGTATATCGGTCTGAATCTGGCGGCGAGTAGAAAGCCATGCTGTAGCAATCGTGACCACCGCTTACAGCTTCAGCAAGGCATGTAAGTTGCTCTGATGTGAGCGTCAAATCGCAATGCTCAGTCGCTTGAGAAATGCATTCTTCCCAATAATCTAAATCAGTCATCTCTTACCCCTTAACTATGTGGTGGGCTTCTTTGCGAACGTTAATCTGCGAGTCCAGAAATATCGATTCCCATCATTTTCAAAGCAGTGGCTGGGTCTAGCTGGAGAATATCCCACCCCAGCTTTGAACGAATCTCACCAGATTCAACACGGTCAATGTTCACCATAAAATCAGCAAACTTCTCGCGGTATACTTCTTCTGTTTCGTTTTCTAACGGCTGGCGGAAATTTCGCATTTTGGCGCGACGCTTCAGACTTTCTAAATCAGGGAATGACATTGGCATGGTATTTATCTCGCTGTTAATGATTCTGACTTACGGAAGCCTGCTGCAAACAATGAGGCTGGTATGGCTGAACGTATAACCGCCCCAGTAGCCTCCAATATCTCTCTTTCGTTTTGCCTGCGCTCGTGTCTCCATGCTCGTCTTTTTTGCTTTGAATTCATTTGTCACCTCACTTGTTCAGTACAGGCCGCTATTAAAACGACCTGTAATAAACATTTTTGCGCTTATCACATTCACCCATACAGTGCTGCCCATTCGCGCCCGTTCTCATTCTCATGCGGGGCTAATCTTCCCATCGACCGGATCGCGCTCGGTGGTACATCGCATTTGTGCGTAGGGGGATGACAGGGATTCTGTGACCTTCCGACTTTCTAAATTGTTAATGAGCAGCCTGTCGTCTTGACTGGCGCGGCGAGTAATTCCTGTCTGCCGCATCGATGTTTCGTTTCGATGGGTAGATTATTAGCTGTTGGTTAATTTTAGTCAATAACCAATGGTTAATTTAGTTAAGATTTAAAATTAACTATATGAACTTAAAGTGAATTTAATTCAAAAATAATTTAGGCGTACCCCTTCGCACCGGCTATCAGGCGTGAAAAGTGTGCTAAATTGGGTGAAATTTATTCTGTGAGGGGTGATATATGGATAGCGAACAAGAGTTTTTCGAGCAGCAGCGCCCGGAAGTGGCACAAGTTATCGGTACTGCGGTGATGCAGCTACTAATAAAGAGTGAGGAAGTGTCGAAGGATTCGATAGTAGAGATGATAGAGGTGCTGTATCAGGAGGAACAGGTAACTTTAGCCGTCGAGTTAGCTATTGATATTCTGAGATTACCGCCAGAAGGCTGATTACAGGCACAAAAAACCCGGCAGCGGGGCCGGGTTAAGTAATGCTAAAGGCAGCCGACTACATACTTTACATCAGATTCAAGGGACTGAATTTGAGCTTTGTTAGCTTGTGTTGCCATGCCATATATTGTGTAGCTTTTATGCTGTAATTTACTAAGCGGACAGCCTTCATGGTTGATGATCGCGGCTAATGTATTGCCATCTTTTACATTTTTAACTCTTTCTTCAAGATCCACGTCAGTGAAGAGATTTGAGTGAGTTTTTAATAAATCACCTGTAATTCTACGAATTTCTTCAGCGTGAGATTTAAACGCCTTAGCTGCATCACTTTCATTCGTACGAGATCTGTTCTGTACGAACACATGTAGTTTTGGCAGTTCTATCTTGTTTTGCTTAGACTCTTTGTTGAAGTCTAGGAACATCTCATCTTGCTCGGAATTATCTATTGAAACCCCAAAAATAAGTTTTACAAGGTTTTTTATTCCTCGAATAGAAGCGGCATCGGCTGTGCATGGGATTATTATTCTGTTTGATGCAACAACCCCAAGCTCGGTATAGCTTGCAAAACTCGGGTTACAGTCAATGAAAAAAGTTTTTGGCCTATTTGGCATGCTTTTGTCTGCTTCAAAAGACTCAATAAGATCAACAAGTAAATATCGACTTTTTTTCCAGGCTTCTTTTACTGGCGAAGAACCAATGTGAGAAATCAATCTAGAACAAATATCTAGGTCTACATCCCCCGGCAGGAGATACAGATTTTCAGGCATCTTTAGGTTAACTTGATTGACCCTTACAAAGTAAGAGGATTCATTCCCCATACGACTTAAAGGTGATGTGCTAAATCTTTCTTTAATGTATCCCGCGATAGTAGTGTTCCTGTCGCGTAGCGCATTCAAATTCTCTTCACCAACACCATTACCGCCTAATATAATTTCAGATACATTTGACTGAGGGCAGGCATCAATCACAACGACATCTTCTTCAGGGTGAGAAATAGCATATTCAACAGCAAGGTTGTATGTAAGGAATGTTTTCCCAACACCACCTTTGTTGTTCCAAACTAGATATTTCTTATTGATTCCAGCCATTTGCGCCTGCTCATCTGTATCTGAATTTATATAATCTTCCATTATCATATCCTATTAAGCTGTGTCTATAAAATTATTCAAGCTGATAAGTAGAGATAATGGGCGGTAATTATCTATTTATCAGTAGGGAAAGCGTTAATCACTTGTCAATTTTTTATTCAGGTCGTTTGGATATCTGAGTTTTTTAAAACAATCTTTACCCACCCCTCTATGGGCTAGCAGTGGGTTAGAAGCGCTTATAGTCTACTGATTGCTTAAGCATGACTTTAGCCATGATAAAGAACTGTTCTTCATCGACTCCATCAATGCTCCATTCTTTATAGTTTTTATTGTCGGATAGCACTAGCAGAGTGTTTTTAACCATTTGCAGCCTTTTGACATGTACTGTTTGTCCGAAAACAAAAACATAGACCCCATCGCCATCAAAGAAGTTAACTGCCATATCAAGAAATATCTGGTCACCTGATTCAATCGTCCCAGACATGCTGTCACCTTTAACCGTGATGACTTTTACTGTGTCCTCTGGGCGGTTGCCGAACAATAATCTTGCTTGGTCGTTCGTATACTCAATTGCTCTGATGGTTTCGATAAATTCAGATGACACAAGGTAGCCATCACCGGCACTGGCGTGGACATCTAAAACTTCCACTCTGTAGAAATGTCTTGTTTCTGTTTCAGTTAAGTTATTTGGCGCATTAACGGAATCTTCTCTCATTGATCCTCTTCCATACTCAAGCCATTCAGATCTGACAGCAAGCCAGCGACTTAACGCGAGGATATTTGTTGAGTCTGGGATCGCCGCGGCGTTTAGCCACTTCCATATGCCTGGTTCAGATATAGATATCCCATCCTTTTTAAGTGCTGCCTTAATTCTTTTTGGCAGCCCACGCCCAGCTACACCGGCATCTAAACATGCAGCGTGCAGCCTTTCTGTGAATTGTTTATTTAAATCTTCTTTTTTAACCATTCGTTAAGTATCCGAAGAATTGACATAACTGTCAGTTAAGATATATTATTAACTCGTAGTTAATTTAGTTAATAAGGATACCTATGAACCCAGTACAAATTGCAGTTGATGCAGTTGGTGGGCAAACGGCGGCAGCGAAGATCTGCGGGTTGTCAGTCGTAGCTGTTCACAAATGGACAGTAAAGGGCCGTTTACCTCGAACCGAATACACAAAAAAAACTAATTATGCGGTGCTTTTGGCTGCTGCTGCGGCAGGGAAATTCACAGCAGAATGGTTATTGAGTGCAGCAAATCCCGACAAAGAACACCAGATAGCAGCTTAAGCACTACCGCTCTTTAAACAATCTGACTTCTTCATCCTTTTGGCCGGAAAGGCACTGGATGGAAAACCAAAGTGACAAGCTCACCGCTTTGTCACGTAACAACATCTAAACCACAAGGGAAGTATTACGCATGGAACGTGCACAGAAACGCACTAACGCAATTGAATTGGAAGTACAGGTTATGAATGGCATCAGCAGCAAGGGCCAACTGGAAGCCGCTAAGCACGTAGGTGTTGACCGGTGCCAGATAAGCCGCTGGATATCGGGCAAGGACAGCATGTTAAGCAAGTTCTGCCGGTTGCTTGAGTTTGCTGAGATTGAGAAGCCTGAAAACATTCTGGCAATAGCGGGGAATGAAGCAAGGGAGATAGCAACGACACTTCGAATGATGCGGTTGTTGATTAACCCGCAAAAGCAAAAATCCCCGCGGCAAGGCAGGGATTCAGCAGAGCAGATAACACTTAACTTCTGAGGTAATAATAATGCAAAACACTGGATCAGTAAACAGTAAGGAGTCACCACCAAAATTTAAGGTTGGTGACGTATTCGACACCGTTTATCCGTTTAAGAAAGTTAATTCCTATTACGGCGAATACAGCGGTGAAATGGAAATTATTTGGATTGGAGGCTGCCACAAGGACGAAGAAGAAGATAGTGATGGCACTCGATACGCTAATTATTACACAGCTGACGGTGAAGGCCGCCGTGTTCTCAATGTCCTTGGTGTGGTTGATATGCCGGGTAAATGGTTGCGAAGAATTTTATACACCTGCGACATGATTAATCCTGATGGAAAAACAAAGAAAGGAAAAGAAATCCACGTCGTTACTGAATCTCGTTTCAGTGATATGTGCCGTGGCTACTTCACTGAATACGAGGTGGGGGCCAAATGAATACAGCGAAAATATTATTATTTCCCGAGCAAATACAGGGGGAACTCAGGAGCAACAGGATGGAGAACCAGAAGCTTGGTTATGTCCCGTTGTACCGAAGCATCAAGAAGAAACCTTGGGCCAAAGACGTTTTCCTGCGGACTCTCTGGGAGGATCTGCTATTTGGTGCTCAAAGAAAGCCCCGCACGGTTAATTTCAAAGGTCATCAATGGAATCTTCAAGCCGGTCAACTGGTCACGACAGCGGCTGATTTAGGGCTATCTCTGTGTGATAGAGAAGGTAAGCCAACAAGCCGTGATGCGGTGGGCAGGATGCTCTCCTTTTTCGTCAAAGAAGGGATGATTGCAACGGGCGGTGAGAAGCGAAAAGGGACGGTAATCACCATCCTAAACTACGCTGAATATGCCGAAAAAATAGACAATTTACCCGCACATAACGCCGCACTTAAACCCGCACATGGTGAAGCCAGTAACGGCGCGGCTTTAGAGGGTGGTGCCGCACATAACGCCGCACTTAAACCCGCACATCATGAACAAGAAGGTAATAACAATAATATAAAACCCTTTACGTCAGAGAATTCTAACGAATCCCCTGACACCCCACCTAAGAAGCTTCCTGTAGTTCGTTCTGATGCTGCAATCCAAAGCGGTAAAAATTGGGGGACTGCTGATGACCTTAGAGCAGCGGAGTGGATGTTTAGCGCCGTGCTGATGATTGCCCCTGATGCTAAGAAGCCGTCTTTTGCTGGCTGGGCCAATAGCATCCGGTTGATGCGTGAACGGGATGGCAGGAATCACCGAGATATGTGTGTGCTCTTCAAGTGGGCCACTCAGGATAGTTTCTGGTGTGGCAACGTGCTTTGCCCGTCAACGCTCCGCGAAAAATGGGACAAGCTGGACATCAAGCGTAAGAAACAGCAATCAGGCACTGCCACTGGTAAGCCTGTTATTGATTTTGATAACACTGACTGGATAAACGGGGTATCGGTATGAGAAATGTCGTCACAGCCATCCAGAACCGTGATGGTCAATCATTGCAGCAGATGTACGCCGCTGATAAGCCAAAGCAGCAGGTGCCAGAGCAGGCTGCGCAGATATTCAACGAGCTATTTCGCCAGTTGAAGGCTGCATTTCCAGCGCTGATGACCAGCATCAAAGACCAAAACGACTTGAACGAACTACGTCGCCAGTGGGTTTTGGCATTCATCGAAAACGGGATTACCAGTATCGACCAAGTTAACGCTGGAATGAAGATCGCCCGTCAGCAGGCTACGCCGTTCCTCCCGTCACCCGGTCAATTCATTGCATGGTGCAAACAGGGAGCCACCCGCGCAGCTGGACTGCCTGATGCCGATGAGCTTTACGATATGGTGATGGACTACGCAAAGCGTCGCGACATGTTCAGCAGTGCCGAAGCATTCCCTTGGCCCAGCAATCCGGCTTACTGGATGGTCACAAAGCTTTATTCACAGCAGCGAGTGCAGGGGCTATCTGAGCAGGACTTACGGAAACGTTGCGGCAAAGAGTTGGCTGACATGTCGAAGCGCATTGAATCTGGTGAGCCGATCCCCGCGCCGGTAGTGCAAATCCCCAAACTTCACATACCGGTCAGCAACGAGAAGGCGCTGGATCACATTGCCGAGCTACGCGCCAAGCTGAACATGACGAGGAAATCATGAGCGCATTAGGTGCATTTATCAAACAGCAGATAGAGCAGCAAGAACGCCATGAGCAAGCCATCCGCATTAAATTCCTAAGCAAGTTACCTGAAAACACCTTCCAAGCCATCTATGACGATTTTATTCAAGATGAGTTTTCGTGTGGTGTGACATACAACGGAATTTACTACAGCGAGTGGGATATCTATTTAGCATCACATGAGCGTGACAGTGACGCGGAAGTGCTGCTGTAAATCAATTCGAGGAAATCATGATGGACATAACTAAATCGCAGTCTGACTTTGAAGCTTGGGTGGTTACTTGGTGGCCCCAAAGCAAAACGATGATTGCTGAAAAGTTTGATGATGGCGGTTACTGGAACATGCCATTGCAACAGTATTTTGAAGTATGGAAAGCGTCGCGCGAAAGCATCGATGTGGAGTTGCCAGCAAAAGTAACTGCCAATGATACACATTGGACTACGCCAAATAAAATGCGCGAATCCTTAGAGTTAGCCCTCCGCACTGCCGGTATTCGAATCAAGGGAGAGAGTGAATGAGTATTGAGAAGGTAAAAACTTACGCCAATTGGGAAATCCAATTGTATGTTACCTGCCCTAAGTGTCGTGAGCGATTTGACATGATGGATGATGAAGACTTCCGCTGTGATGCTGATTTCGAGCCACTAGAGCACGACACATATGCAACTCGAGACGTTGACGTCACATGCCCTGAGTGTGAAAACGAATTCACTGTTGACTTCTGCTATTGAGGTAACCACATGAAAGAATTAGATAGTTTTACTGTAGAGAGACTGGAAGAAATCAGAAACTCATTTCTGGACAGAATCCAAGAAACAGCGCCCAGCATTGAAGAGGTTTTCGCTCTAATTGATATCGCGTTAGCTGCAAAGAGGGCTGAGCCTTTTGCTTGGAAGTGGCGCGGAGCTGTTGGCGATATCTGGACACAAGAAAAGAGAAAGGCTGATTTTGTTAAGGAGAACTGCCCCGAATTGCCGGTAACTGAACTCTACACCACCCCACAGTTGAACTCTCCGGAGATACCGGAAGGCTGGAAACTGGTGCCGAACATGCCAACGTTAGGGATGCTATCGGTGCTGGGCTTAACTGGTAGCTTTGAAAGTATGCTAGGGCGTTACGCCGATATGCTCTACGCCGCACCGGAGAAAGAAAATGGATAAACAAATATTCTTTCTACGAAACGAGCAAGTAAGACGAAACCTGATAGCAGCAATAAACCAACTCCTCCTCGATGACCATCACCCCATAACAATCCGCATTACCGACTTTGACCGCTCACTACTGCAAAACAGCATGTTCCATGCTCTGTGTGGTGACGTGGCTAAGCAGGCGTTGTGGATGGATAAAGAGCGCAATCTGGTTCAGTGGAAAACGTTATTTGTGTCGGGCCACGCAATGGCAACTGGTATGGGTGCGGAAGTAGTACCTGGTCTAGAGGGTGAGTTCTGCAACATCAGGGAATCAACCGCCAAGATGGGCATTAAGCGCATGACTAGCCTGATTGAGTACAGCACAGCATGGGCGGTCGGAAGTGGTGTGAAGCTGCGAGAGGTTCGCTACACCAATGATTATTTTGGGAGGGCAGCATGATTACTCTGATATGGGTCGCAGCTTATTTCTGGATGGCTGGCGTTGTATCTGAATGGGCTCATGACATTCAAGGCAGTAAGGAAACAGTTTCGGGGTATGCAAGGGCGCTGGTCATCGGCATTACATGGCCCTATTGGATTTTCCTGTGCAAATCAGGAAGGCGGCATGAATGAGCCGACAACGTAGCCCGACACAGATAGCACTAGACAATCTTATCTTCCGCAAGACCTCCCGAACCAAGCCAACTAAACAAATCCCCGCCAGCGAAATACCCACATATGACCACATATGCGTTTTGCTGCGCGCCAAATTCGACAGAGTAAGGAGAACGCGATGAAAGACTATTCAACAATGAGTGATGATGAAATTTCTAAAGAGGTGGGAAATCACCTTGGACTAGAGTGGGCAAATCTTGATGAAAATTATAACAAGCTTTGTCATTGGCATATGGCTGTAGGCCTATCGGTATTCGACCCATGCAAAAATATCGATGATGCGTGGAAAATAATTTCAGAAAACAGAATCAATGTGGAATGGCATGAAATGAAAGACGATACGTTTAAGCCATATGCATTATCCAATGAAACCATGATTGGTTACTACGATGACAGCGCCCTCCGTGCCGCCATGATTGTCTTCCTGATGATGAAAGACAGGGAGAGCAGCCATGCCAAGACCTCGGAGTAAATATTTTCATAAGCACAAATACCCAAAGAAAAACCAATCATCCACACCACCTCAACAAGCACCATTCGACAGAAACCTAATCCGCTACACCGGCGCATTCTTCTTCCTGCTGATAGCGGTGACCATTTATCTGACACCTGGAGGTTAGCCATGCCTGAACTCCCCCAATCAATATGCGCATTCTGTCTGGCCCCGCTAAAGCTAGATGAAGTTTATTCCTGCGACCAATGCGCCCGTGAAAACGCTTCAATAGAAATGCTGGAGGAAGCCGATGATAACCGGCAAGCCGAATAAGCCGCCCAAGCTAAAGAAGTGCAAAGTCTGCCCCACCAAGTTCACCCCTCGAAACTCCCTCCAATTAGTCTGCTGCGGCAACTGTGCTTACCTCTACCAAAAGCAGCAATCTGAAAAGAAAGCGGCTGATAAGGCATTGGAAGAAAGAAAGGCATGGCGAGAGCGCAAGGCTAAATTGAAGCCGCTCAAGCACTGGGAGGACATGACGCAGCGAGCGATTAACGACTACATCACCAAGGGCCGTGACGTTGACGAACCGTGTATTAGCTGCGGCACATATCAAGCATATGAATGGCATGCAGGGCACTTCAGAACGATAGCCAAGGCATCACAGATTCGTTACGACGAGGACAACATAAATAAACAATGCAGTGCATGTAATACCCATCAATCAGGAAATATCACGCCGTACCGTATCAATCTTGTAAAGAAAATCGGCACTCAGCGCGTTGAGGCGCTCGAAAACAACAACACTCCACACCGATACACCCGCGAAGAACTCGACAGTATCAGAGCGCTGTACAGAGCGAAATTACGTGAGCTTAAAAAACTTCAGGAGGCCGCATGAACGCATATGTAAAAACCATCCCCGAGTTACTAATCGCCGCTTATGGAAATCAATCAACTGTGGCGGCCCAGCTAAATACTCAGCGATCAACGGTGAAGAAGTATGCAAATGACGTGAAAGGCGAACGCCACGCAATTGTTAATGGCCGGCTGATGGTTGGGACAACTGGCAGGAAGAGGTCGCTATGAATGTAACTCAGTTAAAACTAACCAAAGAACAGCATGACTGGATTAATGGCTGGCTTGAACTGTGGGGCGCATGGGTTTACTCAGGGAGATTAGAGAAGCGCATGAGCAGCGTTATAGCTCAGTATATGGCGACGGTAGAACCGCAGGGAAGCCCATCAAGGCCTATGTGCAATGACGATGACGGAATGTTGATTTCTCAGGTCGTAGATTCCGTTATGCGCATTGACACAAAGGCCCTTGGCATTTTGATTAGTTATTACTCTCATGGGGCATCCAAGCGAGCAATTGCATCGTACTACTTCGCGACTGCAAAACCCCGCAAGATGTCAACGAGAGGCGGGGATCGGATGAAAAAACCGTCACTGATAACTTGCCGCCGTGAAGTGGATGAAATATTGGACGCGGCGGTATGGATGTTATATCAACCCATGCAACATGCTTTCATCAGTCGCAAACGTGTTGGTAAAATAAAGAAAGTTGCATAGAACGTGTTGACATCAGTGAGCCAATGAGCCACTATTAGCACATATGCTGCTGTTTTTGCATTCAGCACTTACCATAGCCCACCGTCGAGTGGGCTTTTTTAATTGCATTCGCGTGCAAAACCAAAAATCCCAAGAGCCTTTAGTGATATAGCCTGAGACTGAGTGGTGGCATCATCGCGCCGTTCTTGGGCTGCTCACGTCTACGCGAACAGGCTCTATCACTAAAGAAACTGCGATGAAAAAAGAGAAGCCCCTAACTTACAAAGAAGCTGTTCAGTATCTTTCATATAATGAGGATACTGGCGAATTCACTTGGAAATGGCGATCTGGGGATAGATCGAAGCTACAGTCGTGGAATTCGAGATTTGCAGGGAAGATTGCTGGAACTATTAACCCTGATGGATATATATCTATAACTGTTAATTACACCACAAACCAAGGTCACAGGGTTGCATGGCTAATGACGCATGGGCATTGGCCAGAAGGTATTATCGACCATATAAACGGGATAAGAACTGATAATAGAATTTGCAACTTACGCGAGGCTACACATTCGCAGAATATGCAAAATCGTAAAATTCAGATTAATAATACATCTGGATTTAGAGGTGTCTCTTGGGATGGAAAATATAAAAACTGGAGAGCCAGAATAAAAGTTGGCGGGAAGAGCATAAGCATAGGCGCATATCAAAGCCCTGAGTTAGCATCTCAAGCTTATGAGGCCGCAAAACTTAAGTATCATGATATCCCAACTATAAAATCTTAAGGCTCACTTCGGTGGGCCTTTTTTATTTAGCTCCCGTCAAAACAGTCAATCACTGAAAACACCCTCACACTTTCGAATGACTACGACGGGAGCTATTCCCTACACAACAGCATACGAACCCGACCAATCGCCGGGAAGATAATTCCCCAGATGGGGAGGTGGGTCATGAAAATGAACGACACAAGCCAATTACAGTATTGGTGGACGGGGTCACTTGCCGCGTTCTCTGTTTTGAGCACTCAGGATTACATTTTTATTGTCGGCGCTTTGATTAGTGCCTGGTTCACAATAAAAACGTATTACGCGAACCGGCGTGAAAAGGATGCGCAACTCAAGGAAGAGCAGAAGCGCACTCAATTGCTTCGTGAATTCTTGGAAGATAAGACAGCCGAGACTAACCCTGAAGCAATCTCTGTGGTGAATGAGGCTTTGCAGAGAATGGAGGCTGATTAATGTCAGCACTAAAACGTGTCACTACCGGTACCGCCTGCGCTGTATCAGCCATTATTGCAATCGTCGTATCTAACGGAACGGTTAGGACCAGCGAGAAAGGGTTAGAGCTTATTGGTAATGCTGAGTCATGCCGCCGCGACCCATATGTTTGCCCGGCTGGAGTGTTGACCGATGGCATTGGCAATACTCATGGCGTCAAAGCTGGAGTCATTAAGACCGACACTCAGATAGCCGCAGACTGGGAGAAGAACATTCTTCAGGCTGAATCCTGCGTGAACAAATACGGAAATGGCAACAAGCTGAACCAAGGCCAGTTTGATGCGGTCACGTCGATCACCTTTAATGCCGGTTGCCCCCAAATGCAGAAATCAACGATGTATCGAATGCTGCGAGAAGGGAAGTTTACTGAAGCCTGTTATCAGTTCCCGCGCTGGACATATGGTGGCGGGAAACAGTTACCCGGCCTGGTTGTTCGGCGCGAGAAGGAGAAGGCGCTATGTCTGGGAAATTAACCGCCGCTCTCGTCGCCGTGCTTATCGCATCGCTCTTCGGTCTAACTTACTACCACTACAGAGTTCAATCACTAAACCGTGATGTAGCAGAGTTAAGCAAAGTAGCCAAGCAGCAACAAGCCACTCTAGACCAGATAGAAACCCAGCGCCAAGCCGTGGCCGCCATCGATATCAAATACACAAAGGAGTTGGCAGATGCCAAATCTGAAAACGAGCGCCTTCGTGCTGATATCTCTAATGGCACTAAGCGGTTGCAGCTCAACGCCACATGCACAAAGCCAGTGTCCAAAACCACCGGCCCCGCCAGCGTGGATGATGTTACCGGCCCCGAACTTACTCCAGCCGCTCAACGGGATTATATCGATCTCCGCGAGCGAATCGGAATTGCAACCAGCCAAATAAACGGCTTGCAGGCGTATATCACTAACGTGTGCCTGAAGTAACTCAACGGGATAAATCATGACTCAGAAAACAGCAGAGCAAGCTATCACATTAGACCCGCCACGCGCAGAAATGGTTGGGTACATCAAGACGGCAATCGGAGAAGGGTATCAGCCTGAACGTGAAGGCTCAGTAGCCGACCTGAATGTAATAGATAGTCTTGGTGATAACTCGCTAAACCGTGAATTTGGTAAGTGCTGGCAGTGGTACAACATGGGCGGCGGATTCCATGAAACTTTCGATAAAAATAAAACCCACGATCACGCTTGTGTTAACTGCTTTACCGATAAAGGCCCATGCCTTGGTGAGTGCAACATAACCGACAGCAATAAAAAGCTAGCGAGTTTCGAAGAAGCATCAAAACCGTTAATTAAGTGGCTGGCTGAAAACGTTCACCCACACCACACAGTAATCGTCACCAGCACTGGCGCCGAGTTAATGATGGGTGAGATGTCATTCCCCACTGAAGAATTCCTGAAAGACTAATTCCCCCCGACAAGGAATAGATAGCTTCTCTCGATGGAGGTGATCGCCTGTTTCACTGGGCCTATCTTGCTGACGGGTAAGCCGTAAGTGGTGCAGCAACTCTGTGAAGGCGTGGCAAAGCTGCGAACAAAGAACATGAAGGCTCAGTTTAACGACTGGGCCTTTTTTGTACCGCTTTTAAAAACATTAAAAATCAAAAGGAGTAGCTGATGTTAAGCGAAACTGCAAAAGATATCGCTGGTTATGAAGGGCATTACGCAGTGACAGCGGACGGGCGCATATATTCACACTCGAGAGTAAATGCGCTCGGAGGATTGACGAAAGGGCGATGGCTTCGTCCTGGAAAAGGTGGGCGCGGGTATCTCGTTGTAAACCTATGTTCCGGCGGTGTTACTAAGACGCATAGTCTTCACAGGCTCGTGGCTAAGGCATACATTCCTAACCCAGAAAGAGCGGCAGAGGTAAACCACATCAACGGCGACAAGACTGATAACCGAGTAGAAAATTTAGAGTGGGTGACCAGTTCTGAAAACAAGGCGCATGCTTACAAGTATGGGCTGTACAAGACTGGCGAGGGCCATTCTCGCGCCAAACTTACCGATGCTGATATTCTTAGCATCTGTTCGTCCGAAGAGTTTTCGCCTCAAGAATTGGCGGTAATATACGGAGTTGATCGGTCTTACATATCTTATCTTAGGCGCGGAAAGGGCAGGTGTTTGACGACGGCTTCCGTATAGCGAAGGAGTGGGCAGCTAAATACCAACCGAAGAAAAAAAACTGAAACCAAGATTGAGAGCCACTTTCACAACGGCTCTCAATCATTACAGACATAAAACAGAAGAAGGAACAGAAGAATGCTAACGATTAAGTTTGTCTACAAAGAGTCAGAAGAACGAATCCACGAAGCGACAGAAGTCCGATTATCGAAGGGCGGTAACCTGCACGTCACGCGCCCAGACAAGACAACTGATGTAGTTGAGCTGAGTCCTGGTACTACTGTCTACGTGGCTAATGAGGCGGGAAAGACGGTATCTCGATACTTTGGGATAAACAAAGAAGAGCCGGAAACCGGTATTCAATTGCAATGTGCGTAATTTATAAAACTCTGCCAAGCGTCACCATAATGGCGCTTCACAGAATTTTATATAGGTTTCGTAATGCTAAGGTGTCACCGAATCACGGGATGATACTTCGACACATAGAGGAATGTTCTAAATGGCGACCAAAAAGAAAACTGGCCGCCATAATTACTATCCTCGCGCTTCTCTGCCGTCTTCATCTTCAGCTACTCGATAGCGCCAGTATTTTTCTGGCTTTACCCAAACAACATCTGGGCCACTATCAACCCGAAAATGACTAATCACTTTCGTGGATAGGGCTTGATTACCATCTGCATTCTCTTTCAGGTGTTGCTCGTTATCACCCTTCACAAGGTAATCGACGACATCCTGCTGATATAGGCATCCTTCGCTTTTAAGCCTTTTCATCATCCAGAGGGAAATCTCATCAATAGATAGCTGTGGAGCGTTTGGGGTTACGACTTTGGGTGTGGCGTCATCAAGGAAGCCTCAGGGAATACACCGCTATCAAGCTTCTTCCCTGCGAACCACTGGCATCTGTACGAAAGTAACTTTTCTCCGTATTGGGATGGCGATATTACCTCCTTGATAGTCATTTCTGGGCCGCCTGATTTAAGCGTAACTATTTCTCCAGCGGCATATTTAGCTTTGCTGCTCATAACAACTCCTTTATTTGAGATTTCCAATGGCACTCACCGACAAGCAAGAAATGTTCTGTCGCGAGTACCTCATCGATTTAAACGCTACACAAGCGGCTATTCGGGCGGGGTACAGCGTAAAGACTGCAAACCGCATCGCCGCACAATTATTGTCAAAACTTGACATCCAAAACAGAATCGCCGAACTGAAAGCTCAACGCAATGATCTAGTTGGCATAAATGCGGCTTATGTCTTAAATCGGCTAGTTGAAATAGATCAGATGGATGTATTAGATATCCTGAATGATGACGGCGGTATTAAGTCTATCTCTGAATGGCCGAAGGTGTGGCGCACAACACTCAGTGGATTCGATATCAATACGTCGATTACCAACTTCGACGAAACCACCATTGAGAACATCCTGAAAAAGATTAAATGGCCGGATAAGGTAAAAAATCTTGAGTTAATGGGTAAGCACATCAGTGTTCTGGCATTCAAAGAACAAATTGAGCAATCCGGCTCTGTAACTCACAACATTATGCCAGTCCCGACCTGTAGCAGCGCTGACGAATGGGAGGCAGCCGCACAGCAACAGCAAAGCGAGGTATTAGGCAAATGAGCTACAACGTAGTTTGGAAGCCGTTACCTGGTTCTCAGTCGCTTTCGTTGAGTTGTCCGTGTGATGAAATCCTTTTCGAAGGAACCCGAGGACCGGGTAAAACAGCCGCTCAGTTGGCTCGCTTTCGGCGAAAGGTTGGACTGGGTTACGGCACGTTCTGGCGCGGTGTCATCTTCGACACAGAATATAAGAACCTTGCCGATATTATTACTCAGTCCAAGCGTATGTATCGACTGTTTGGTGATGGCGCTCGTTTTCTTGCCTCCGCATCGGAATTGCGTTGGATCTGGCCCACCGGTGAAGAGTTACTTTTCAGGTTTGGTAAAGAAGAGAACGATTATTGGGACTATCACGGACAAGAATTCCCGTTTATCGGCTTTAATGAGCTGACAAAGCAACCCAACGCGGATTTCTACGAGTCGATGTTCTCTTGTCGTCGGTCATCATTCAGGCCACAAGATTACCCGCTACCTGATGGCTCGTTACTGCCAAACATCCCGCTTGAGACATTCAATACTACCAACCCGTTTGGCATAGGCCATACATGGGTGAAGAAACGCTTCATTGAGCCAGCGCCGCGCGGAACGATAATCCGTGATACTCAGATGGTGCCAAATCCGCAGACTCAGCAAGATGAGGAAATAACCCTTACGAGGGTGGCTATTCATGGCTCGTTCAAAGAAAACCCGTATCTCGATCCGGTTTATATCGCCTCACTGATGAATATCAAAGACCCGAATAAGCGTAAAGCGTGGGTTGAGGGTTCGTGGGATGTGACCAGTGGTGGACGGTTTGATCATCTATGGAATGAAAGCATCCATGTGATCAAGCCATTTCGTATACCGGATAGTTGGACTGTTGATCGCTCTCATGACTGGGGCGAGTCGAAGCCATTTTCTAACCTTTGGTGGGCGCAGACTGATGGAACAAACGCAACGTTGCCAGATGGCTCAATATTTTGCCCGCCAGCAGGCTCATTGATCCTGATTGGCGAATGGTATGGCTGCCCACCGGATGAACTGAATAAAGGCTTGAACATGTCATCAACTAACGTTGCCAAAGGCGTTGCCTGGTTGGATAAGCGCCTTGTTGGTGATGAGGTTGACGAACCTGAGGAAATTAAGGGGCAAGGTCAGATGCATATCATGCCGGGCATCTGCTCTAAGGTTATCCCCGGCCCCGCTGATAGTGCGATTTACAACACTGCTGACAACGAACTATCTATCGGACAGAAGATGGAGAGACAGGGTGTTAAGTGGCTTGAGTCGAATAAGAAGCCCGGATCACGCATAAACGGCGCTTCACTCTTTGCCGACATGTTGGAAGCAGTCATTGAAGGCAAGAAGACAGAATCAGGCGCACCTGAAAAGCCAGCTCTATACGTTTTCGATTATTGCCGTGGCTGGATCAGCCGAGTCCCCGTTTTAGTTCGTGACGCAAAGAATCCTGATGATGTAGACACCACTCAGGAAGACCATGACTGGGACGCTACCCGTTACCGCGTTTTGCACAGCCCTAAACGTGAAGCATTCAGCATCAACATGAGAACCGCATTCTAATGGCTAATAACGACATCACATTTATCCGGCCTGAACATGTGGCTGCAAGCCCGTTATGGGAAACGGTTCGCGATGTTTGTCGTGGGCCAGATGCAGTTAAGCGTAGACGGCATAAATATCTGCCAAAACTTGACCCAACAAACAACAGTGAAGAGAACAACCGGCGCAATGATGACTATCTTCGCCGCGCTGTCTTTTATGCGATCACCGGTCATACCAAAAATGGATTGATTGGTATGGCATTTCGTCGCGACCCAACAGTGACTATTGTCGATAAGATGGAATATCTGAAAACCAACGCCAATGGCGCAGGTATCAGCATTTATCAGCAGGCGCAGTCAGTTCTTGAATCTGTATTAGAAGTTGCCAGAGAAGGGTTATACGTCGATTACAGCGCTGATATGAAAGGGGCAATCATTCTTAATTATCGCGCTGAGGACATTATCAACTGGCGAACTGAGCGGATAAATGGGCGCGATAAACTGGTTTTGGTCGTGCTCCGTGAGTGTGTTGAAGAGCCGGATGGCTACGGCTTCAAGGATCGCATTCAATACCGTGAGCTGGCGATGGACGGTGGTCGGTTCGTATGTCGCGTCTGGCGTAACGTAGGACCGAAAAAGAGCGGCGTATATGTCGTTGATAGCGAATATTACCCAGTGATTCAGTTTGGCGGAGCCTGGGATGAAATACCCTTTACCTTTGTTGGTGCGCAAAACAATGACCCGTCAATTGATGAGTCACCTTTATTGGCACTGACTGAAATCAATCTCGGTCATTACCGAAACTCAGCCGATTACGAGGATAGCCTGTTCTTTTGTGGGCAGGTTCAGCCGTGGATCAGTGGATTAAACGAAGAATGGCGTGATTGGTTGCAAAAGGCCGGGATTGCTCTTGGCTCTCGTTCGCCAATATTACTGCCAAAAGATGGCGCATCAGGATTTAACCAGGCGCAGCCAAATATGATTGCCAAAGAGGGGATGGACTCCAAGCGCGACTACATGATCTCTCTTGGCGCTCGATTGGTTGAGCAAAATAGCGCGGTAAAAACAGCAACACAGGCAACGGGCGACCAGGCGGCATCTACCTCTGTTCTTGGTATCTGTTGCGCCAACGTTTCAGAGGCCTATACGCAAGCACTGCTTTGGTGTGCGAAATACATGGGGAATAAGGGAGCAGAGGTTGCGTATTCCATCAGCCAGGAATTTATTCAGCGTGTTGCTGACTCAGGGATGTTGGCTGCGATTGTTGCAGCTTGGCAGAGTGGCGCAATTCGTGATGTAGATATGATCCGGGCAATGCAAAAGCTGGATATTATCGACCCAGAATCAAATCCCAATGATGTTCTGGACGAATTGAAAAATCAGAGTCCCAGCCTGACAGGTGGCTAAATGGCAACGATTAACGAAAGGCTACGTGATGAAGCAATAGCACATAGCCTGTTTCAATCGCGATATGCCACTGGTGTTGCTCGCAAAATGGTTCAAGTGCTCAATGAGAGCGACGCAGAGCTATCGGCTCGTCTTATCGTGGCACTTGATGAGGTTAATCCAAACAGTGTCACTGTGAAGCGCTTAGAGAGCTTGCTAGCGAGTGTGCGCGAAGTAAACAAGCAAGCTGTTGATGCGATGTATGTTTCTCTGTCCGACGAACTGCTCGACTTCGCAAAGCATGAGGCAGGTTATCAGCTTAGTTTGTTTGATTCACTCTTGCCGGGGCCAGTATTAAATCGGTTCCCGTTAGCTTCAATCACTCAAGAGCAGGTTTATGCCGCTGCAATGGCTCAACCGTTCCAAGGGAGATTGCTGCGAGACTGGGCTGAGAATATCGAAGCCGATCGGATGACGCGCATTATCAATACTGTGAAAAACGGCTATCTGGCTGGCGACACGGTTGAACAGATGGCGCGGAAAGTACGCGGCACCAAAGCAAGAAACTATCAAGATGGCGCGATCGAGGCGGGCCGAAAGAATGTCACGGCGGTGGTGAAAACGGCCGTCACTCATATGGCTGCTGTCGCGCGGGATAAGTTTGTTGATAACAACAGCAATATTATCGACGCCAAACAATGGCTCAGTACATTGGACAATAAAACCTCTCACGATTGCATCATCCGTGACCGGCTCAAATACACGCTGGAAGGTAAACCCATTGGTCACAAGATTCCATACCTTCAGGGGCCGGGGCGCATTCATTTCTGCTGTCGCTCGATGGAAACCTTAATCACCAAATCATGGCGAGAGTTGGGGATCAATATCGACGAAATGGACGAAGGTACTCGCGCCAGCATGGATGGGCAAGTGCCAGCGGGAACGACATACGGTGAGTGGCTACAGCGGCAATCTTACCGCCGACAGGTTCAGGTGCTGGGCGAGACTCGCGCCAGACTGATGAAAGATGGCGGTATGCGAACTGATGAATTTTTCACTGATAAAGGGGAGTGGCTGACGTTACAGCAGCTTCGCGATATTGACGGTCGGGCATTCTCTGATGCAGGCCTGTAGAAAACTACGCTTTAACCATGACCATCAACAGTAAACAACTGAGTTATCCAAAATCTGAGCCTCGCCATTGTGCGGGGCTTTTTTATGGGCTAGGCCCAGCAATAAATCCCAAGGGGACAGCATGCTATTCCGAAATATCGCACGTAAATATTATTCCGAGGCAGGTGAAGGTGGCGAAGGTGGTGGCGGGCCAGCCACAGCTATCACACCAGAGATTCAGGCGTTGATTGATGCCAGAGTTAATGAATCTGTTACCGGACTGAAAACCAAAAATAGCGAATTACTCGGCAAGCTCAAAGAGCAAGGCGAGAACCTGAAGCGCTATGACGGCATCGACCCAGACGCGGTGAAAAATATCCTACAACGATTCTCTGACGACGAAGAAGCCAAGCTTATCGCCGCTGGAAAGATTGATGAGGTACTGGATAAACGCACTGAGCGATTACGGGCTGATGTTGATAAAAAACTCAAATTTGCCAATGACCGCGCTGAGAAAGCCGAAAGTTTCAGCAAAAAATTCAGTGATCGGGTGCTTGGTGATGCCATTCGCTCCGCCGCATTGAAAACTGGCGCATTGGCGGGCGCTGCTGACGACATCATTCTGCGCGCAAAAGGCGTATTTACTCTCAACGATGAAGGTGAGGCCATTGCCGTTGATAAAGATGGTTCAGCTCTGCTGGGTAAGGATGGAAAAACACCACTCACCCCGCACGAATGGGCCGAATCACTGAAAGATATTGCGCCGCATCTCTGGCCTCAGGCTGGAGGCACCAACGCTGGCGGTCATAAGCCGAATGGCGGCGCACTCAAGCGATCAACGATGACCGCAGCCCAAAAGGCGGATTTTATTCGCACTAACGGGCAGCAGGCATTTTTAAAACTTCCGAAAGAATAAGGATTTATAATTTATGACCACAACCGTTAACTCTGACCTGATCATCTATAACGATCTGGCTCAGACATCCTATCTTGAGCGCCGACAGGACAACCTCGATGTGTTCAACGCCTCATCTAATGGCGCGATTGTGCTGGATAATGCCTTGATTGAAGGCGATTTCCGTAAGCGTGCTTTCTATCAGCTCGGCGGCAGCATCGAACACCGTGATGTTGACTCTACCGGGAAAGTTACAGGCAAGAAAATTGGTGCTGGTGAATCAGTGGGTGTGAAAGCCCCGTGGAAATACGGCCCTTACCAGACGACTGAAGAAGCATTTAAACGTCGTGCCCGTGATGTGTCTGAGTTTTCTGAAATTGTGGGCGTAGATGTCGCAGATGCCTCACTGGAGGGATTCATCAAATACGGTATTCAGGCGTTGAGTGCTTCCATTGGTGCTAACCCAGACATGGTTGTTACTGCCAACATTGAAGTTGATGGCAAGAAAACCCTGACCAAAGGTATGCGCAAGTACGGTGATCGCTTTGGCCGTATTGCGTTGTTCGTTATGCACTCATCTACCTACTTTGACATCATTGATCAGGCGATTGCAGCTAAGATTTATGAGGAAGCAGGTGTTGTGGTGTATGGCGGTCAACCCGGCACGCTAGGTAAGCCGGTTCTGGTTACCGATACTGCTCCAATTGACGCCATCTTTGGGTTACTGCCGAACGCCGTGGTTATTACCGAGTCACAGGCTCCCGGCTTCCGCTCATATCCAATCAACGATGAGGAAAACCTCGGCGTTGGTTACCGCGCAGAGGGTACGATCAATATCGACTTGCTGGGCTATAGCTGGGATGAAACCAACGGCGGCAAGAACCCGAGCTTGACAGAAATTGGCGCAACCAATAGCTGGAAAAAACACGCAACCAGCAACAAAGTTACCGCTGGCGTGATGATTAAGCTGATCGCTGAAGATGTGGCGGCAACCGGAGTTACTCTGAATAAATCGACGACCTCACTGGTTGCTGGTGCAGAGGAAACTCTTGTTGCTACCGTTGCGCCATCTGATGCAGCCAATAAAGCCGTTATCTGGACCTCATCTTCTGCCGCAAAAGCCACAGTTGATGCAAATGGTAAGGTGACTGCTGTTGCAGCCGGGAGCGCAACCATTACCGCTAAGTGCGTAGACGGCAACTTCACAGCGACTTGTGTGGTGACTGTTACTGCGCCGTAAGTGGGATAACTATAGGGGCTTCGGCCCCTTTCTATTGGAGGAAAGGATGTTAGTAACCGATCCAACCTCACCAGATTTTAACAGCTACGCATCACTCGAAGATTTAGCGACGTTCGTTTTGGCGCGCGCAATTAACTTACCCTCTGAAGCAGAACCATTATTGATTAAGGCTATGGATTACCTGAATGGCCTTAATTGGTATGGAAATCGAACGAAATTAACCCAGCCACTACCTTGGCCGAGGTCGGGTATCACTTTCGATGGATTTAGTTACCCATCTACTGGTATTCCTCCACAACTAATTACGGCGCAGTGCATGCTAGCCGTGGAAGCGATTGAAGGAGATTTGCTTGGTTCGAATAGAGAGGCGGCAATAAAGTCTGAGGCTGTATCAGGGGCTGTGTCTATCACTTACGCTGTATCTGATACCGAGTCATTCACTCCAAATTATCCGGCGGTGATGGCAATTCTACGTGGGTTCGTTGCGGGTAGCGGTTTTGCTATTAACGCAATAGCGAGGCGTGTATGACTGCAAAACTTAATATTGTTCAGTTTGCCGGATACGACAAAGCTGACCACAACAAAGCCAATGTCATCAGATTACTAAAAGAAGCGCTGGCGTTTGCTGAAAATGGCAGCCCTCAGAGCCTTGCGGTGATCATGATCAGCAATGGCGATGTAATGGATTGTTATCACCATGGTGGTGCTCCATACATGATGGTAGGTGCGATTGAATCACTTAAAACAGACTACATTCATGCGCAGATAGAAAGGCGATGACATGGCTATCAATTACCCACGAATGCGAGCGACAGCAACACGATTGATTACCGAAAATGGAGCGACCTACCAGCTCACTCGCGGTGGCGGTGTCGAGTTCGTCGGCGGTGTTGAAGTTGATATCCCGCTTGAGTCATTTTCGGTTATTGGCGTTATTTCCAGTTATTCCCCCGGTGAGATTGACGGTACCTTAATCCAGAACGGCGATGTGAAAATGTCGGCTACGGCTGATGTGGAAATTCGCATTGGTGATCTGATTATGGTTGATGGCAAAAAAAACCGAGTCATTAAACCTAATCCCGTTAAACCCGCTGCACTGCTGATCTGCTACAAACCACAACTGAGGGCGTGATATGGCTGACAATTCCAGCTTCATGGCTTCAATTAATGCGTTTATCGAAAAGGGTAAGCGCAATCAGGAGTTGGTGGTTCAAAAAGGGGCTATCAAAATTCTCAATCGGTTAGTCACGATGTCGCCGGTTGGAAATCCTGAACTATGGGCCAACAACCACACCGCGAAGTCATATAACGATGCTGTGTTTGAGCATAACGAGGATCTGAAGAAAGACTCAGCCAATCTAACCAAAACAGGGAGGCTGAAAAAGCGAGCCAGAGTGACGGATAGCATGGACATTAAAGCGCCTGCTGGTTACACCGGTGGCCGCTTCCGTGGTAACTGGCAGGTTGGCTTAGATATTCAACCGGACGGTGAAACAGGGCGCATTGATAAAAGTGGCAACATGACCATGGCTGTGGGCAATTATATGCTTGAGCAGTTCAAGGTCGGGACCAAGGCTATCTATTTCACCAACAACGTCCCTTACGCTTACCGGCTTGAATTTGGTCATTCATCACAAGCCCCGAATGGGATGGTCCGTATAACCGCCGAGGATGCTGTTAAGTACTTTACCGAAGCAGCTAATGAGGTGAATAAGTGAGTACTCAACGAATCACTGCATTGCTTGAGAAACGGCTTGGCGAATGGGCGTCGATTAAAGGCATTCCGCTGGCGACCGAGAACGTTAGTTTTGATAATACAGGCGATATGTATCTGCAATCGCATGTCATGCCAGCGACTACAGATACTATCGATTTAGCGCAGATATCCCGTGTATTTAAAGGCGTGTATCAGATCAATATCAACGCCAAAGCAGGTAGCGGCAAATCAAAATCTCATTCCATTGCCGCTCAATTGATAGAATTGTTCAACCTCAATACTGAACTGACGGATGGAGTGGTGACCTGCTATATCAACAGCGTTCCCAGCCAGTTCCCCGGCATTACTAACGACATCACATATACAACACCAATCAGCATGAGCTATCGCGCTGACGTCATTTAAACCTCAATCAATCCCACATCTACCGGCCTATGCCGGTTTTTTTATATCCAAAATCGGAGAATTACCATGGGCTTTGCTCTACCAAATGGCGCGGGTATCTACCTGGCTAAAACATATGAAACCGAGTTAGCAGTAACGGCCGTTTCTAATGCTGTTGACGCAGTGCTGACTGTGGCGACGGATCACGGCATCGCTGAAGGCGATATTGTGCAACTTACATCCGGTTGGGGTGCTTTGAATGACCTCGCTGCCAAAGTGACAGCATCAACCTCCACCACGTTAACTCTTGGCTCTATCGATACATCCAATACAGATCGATTTGCGGTGGGTGGTGGTGTAGGAACAGTTAAAAAAGTCGCAAGCTGGATTGAAATCCCGCAAATCACCGAAGTGGCGAACAGCGGCGGTGACCAGCAGATGATTCAAATTCAGTTCCTGAGTGATACTCGCCAGCGCAACCTGAACACGTTTAAGGCGGCCCAATCTCAAACCTTGACGTTGGCGCATGATTCCACTCAGCCAGTCTATCCGGTATTACGTGCCGCCGATGAAACAGAGCAAACTTTGGCAACCTACATGTATGTGCCGAAAGCCAAAGAGAATCGCTATTCAACAGTGAAAGTGTCATTTAACGACATCCCAACCACCGCGATTAATGCCATTGAAACGGTGGCCGTAGTGTTTAACCTGCAATCTCAGGCGATGACCTTCTATAAATCAGGCGCTACCGTAGCGGTTACTGGTGTCACTTTAAACAAGACCACCACTTCTCTTGCTGTGGCTGCCACTGAAACCTTGACGGCAACCATCGCACCATCAAACGCAACTAACAAATCCGGCACATGGTCATCATCAGCACCAGCCAAAGCCACGGTTGATCCAGTGACTGGTGTTGTCACCGGCGTTGCTACTGGTACTGCCAATATCATTTACACAACAGCAGATGGCGCGAAGACCGCTACTTGCGCCGTCACCGTAACCGCATAAGGAACATGAGCCATGGCAGTAAAATTCACCCTCGTACCGTCGCCGACATTTAAAGCTGATGTGAAAATCCCTCGCGCTGGTCTGGATGACGGCGAGTTAACGTTGACCTTTAAGCATTTGCCACTGAATAAAGTATCGGACATCGAGAAAGCAGAAGGGCAAACAGGGTTAGATTTCGCAGAAAAGATAATCGAAGGCTGGGCGCTTCCCGAAGCATTCAACCGCGAAAATCTGGAAGTGCTGGCGAATAATTACCCGAAAGCTATCGAGAATGTCATTAGTGCGTTTTATCGTGAACTGCTCGGTAATCGCGAAAAAAACTAACATCGGTTGCCATCGCTCTCTACACCCCTGAACCCACCCGCGAAGAACTGGCAGGTAATGGACTAACTCCTGATGATTTCGACGATGTGATTATCGAAATATGGCCGGATGTTTGGCCTGCTTTCAATGTGATTAGAGCAATGTCCACTCAGTGGCGCACCGGCATGTCTGGGCCTACTGGGTTGGACTACTGCTGCCTGTCACAAGTCATGGATTGGGTGGGTGTAGAGAGCAAAGCAACCGTGTTTGATGACATAAGGCACATGGAGAGCGTTGCGCTGTCCGTTATTCACAAGCGGAGCAAGTAAATGGCAGATATCGCAACAATCTCACTACGCGCCGATACGTCCAGCCTGGAACAAGGTGACAAGGCGTTAGACCACTTCGGGCAAACAGCGGAGAAGGCTACCAAACAAGCGGATGGCTTGAATGATGCCTTCAAAGCTGGCGCACAAAGTCAAAAGCAAAATAACGAGAGCCTGAAACAGCAACAGCAAGCACTTCAGGATTTATTGGCGAAAATTAATCCCGTCAATAATGCACTGAATAAGCTTGATGATATGCAGTTGCAGTTATCAAAGTTTCGCTCTCAGGGGATTGTTGATGACAGAACCTACCGTGAGTCGGCGGTTGCGATTGGACGTGCTCGACAGGAATTAACCGCAGCGGCTGAAGCCAGTACAAAGGCAGGAAGGGCGGCAGCAGAGCAAGCCGCAGCAGACCGCGCAGCCACAACGGCAAAAGAAAACTTCATCACTCGATTGCGTGAGCAAACTGAACTTCAGGGGAAAACAGCATCACAGGTTCAGGAGTATAAAGCCGCTCAATTAGGTATAACTCAGCAAGCCGCGCCATTTATTGCGAAGCTGAAAGAACAAGAAGATGCCTGGAAGAAAGGCACTGTCTCTGCCGGTCAATATCGTATGGCTATGCGCCAATTGCCCATGCAATTCACGGATATCGCCACCTCAATCGCCGGTGGTATGCCGTTGTACATGATCGCCATTCAGCAAGGCGGTCAGATTAAAGATAGTTTTGGCGGTATTGGTAATGCGCTTAAAGCTATGGCATCCCTGATCACTCCAACCACTATTCTGTTAGGTGGGGCAACGGCTGCCGTTGCAGCTATGGGGTATGCATACTTTCAAGCGGAGAAGCAAAATAGTGCCTTCAATAAGGCGATTATTACTACTGGGGGATATTCAGGTGTAACCGCCAGCCAACTGAAGGACATGGCTTATAACATCAGTCAGTCTGGCAGTGTTTATAGTGATACAGCGGAGGCTTTAACGAAGCTTACGGCGGCCGGTGTCAAGACATCGGTAAACCTCCAAGACGCAGGGAAGTCGATTGTAGAATTCAGCCGATACTCCGGGCAATCAATTGACGATTTGGTAGGGCAGTTTGCTCGTTTATCTGATGACCCAGTTGGTGGTTCAGTCGCACTGACTGAGAAGCTACATTATCTGACCGCAGCGCAATATCAGCATATTGCCGCTCTTGCTGAGGAAGGAAACACAGCGCAAGCAGTGACGGCTGCTACTGAAGCTCTTAGCGGGGCAATGGCGCAAAGGGCCGCAGAGATAAAGAACTCTATGGGTACTTTGCCATCATTTTTTGATGAGATAGGTAAAAGCGCATCAAAAATGTGGGATGGGATCTGGGGACTTGGTCGCGACCCATCCGAGGCTGAGGCAAGAGCTAAGCTTGTTGCCAAAATAGGCTTTGCTGAAAATGATCCACGCCGCGCTAATGGTGGCTCACCTACAGTATCCAATGAAACTTTATCTCAGTGGAAAGAAGAGCTGGCATCACTGGATGCAGTTGAGAAAAAGCAGACCAACATAGCCCAAATAAACCAAGAAGCGATAAAGGCGCAGCAAGAGGTTAATAAGCTTATACAGCAGGGGCTGACCTCGGCAGAAAAAAGGGAAAAAGGGGAAAAGGAATTAAATCGCTGGATAGAAGCGAATAAGAAAGCTCATGCAGAAGACGCAACAGTAGCGTTATTCACTGAAGCTGAAATTGCCAAAGCTCGCGCGGGGATTGAAAAGCAGAACAAAGATCCCAAAACACCAAAAACCAAAGCCTATCAAGACGATGCAGCCACCAAAGCATTACTTGATAGCCAAGCGCGTGTTGCTGCTTTGCGTGAACAAGCAACTGTTACATTAACCATGACCGATCAGGAAAAGCAGTTAGCTAAATTTACTCAGCAAATTGCCGACCTGAAAAGCAAAACTATCCTCACCGCTGACCAGAAATCACTTCTGGCCCGTTCTGGTGAAATCACCGCCAGTATGCAGCTTGAGGCTCAACTATCACGTGAAAACGCTGAAAGGAAGAAAGCAACAGCAGCCCTCAAGCAGATGGATGATTACACCACGACGATTGCCAATCGAAATGCTCAGGCTCAGGCTAAGTTTGGCAAGACCAGCAAGCAAGCGTCTCGTGTTGACCAAGAGTTTCAGCTTGATAATACATTCGACAAGCAGAAGGAGGGCGTTACCGGCGCGGCGCTAGAAAAACTTACCGAGTCATACAACAAGGCAAAAGCCGAGTTACATGCTGGATTTAAACAGGAAGATTTAAACGAGGGTGATTGGTTATCGGGCATGACTCAGGGGTTAGAGCAATACGGCGAAACGGCTAACAACGTTTTCTCTGCTACAGCTCAACTAGCCCAAACCACCATGGGTAGCATGACATCCATGGCAACCCAGATGATGACGACAGGATCGGCTAACTTGAAGCAATTTGCTACCAACTTTATGACCAGCATTGTCGATATCATCAATCGGTTACTGATTGCTCAAGCTATTCAGGCTGCGATGGGGTGGATTAGCGGTGCTGCATCGGCTGGCGCAGGGGCAGCAAGCGGGGCGGCCAGTAGTGCCAGTACGGGCGCTATGGGGATGTCTACCAGTTTCAGAGCTTATGACGTCGGCGGCTACACTGGCGACGGCGGAAAGTTCGAACCGAAAGGTGTGGTTCATGGTGGTGAGTTTGTCTTTACCAAAGAAGCCACTAACCGAATTGGTATCGATAATCTCTACAAGATGATGCGGGGCTATGCCGATGGTGGGCTGGTAAGTAATACGGTTACTGCTACTGCACCAATGCTCGGGATGCAAGGCGGTGGGACTAATATTACGGTTGGTATTGGTGATGTGAACATTATAAATGATAGCCAGAATCAAAGTAATACCACTGGCTCGCAGGGTGCGGAGGCCGCCGTTCAGAAGCAGCTACAGGCAGTTATAAAGACTACTATAGCGGCGGAATTGAGGAATCCCGGCACTCCTCTATGGAATCTTGCGCAAGGCAAGAGATAACTAAATCCGCTTCGGCGCTTTTTGTTGCTGACAGGAGAAACAAATGGCTATTGAAGTTTTCCTTTGGCGAACTCAAGGGGTTCCTGAAGGTAGTTTTAACCAGCGGGTCAGAAGCGCTCAGTTCGGTGATGGCTACAAACAGGTAGCGGGCGATGGTATCAATCCTGAAACGCAGTCATGGCCGCTAACATTTCAGGGCTTAGAAAAAGACATGATGCCAATTCTGGCGTTTGTTCGCAGACACACCACCAAGTCCTGCCAATGGACGGCCCCTTATGGTGTTGTGGGCCTGTGGCGAGTCACCGCTGACTCCATCAAGGCCGTACCCGTTGGCGGTAACGTTATGTCAGTTTCCTTCACTTTCGAGCAATCCTTCAAGCCTTAATATCGAGTAATCAAACATGACAATAAATACTGACTTGCAACGACTGGAGCCGGGTAACCGCGTTCGTCTGTATGAAGTGGATGGCTCTCAATTTGATGGCCCGTTGTTGCGCTTTCACGCCGACACATTGCCTCATACACCAGAAGAGATTGCGGCGGCTGGTGGCGACGAATCCAAGCTACCCGCTAAATCTATTTGGTGGCAGGGGGAAGAATATTCAGCGTGGCCGGTACAGGTCGAAGGTATTGAAATGTCCAGCGATGGGCAAAGTGCGCAGCCAAAGTTATCGGTAGCCAACCTTGATGGAACTATCACCGCGCTGTGTCTGGCCTTTGACGATATGGTGCAGGCCAAAGTCATTGTGCATGACACCTTCAAGCACTATCTAGATGCCGCGAATTTTCCTGATGGCAATCCAGAGGCTGATCCTGAACAAGAGAAAGTACAGGTTTACTATATCGACAGTAAATCGACTGAAACCAATGAGATTGTTGAATTCACACTTTCCAGTCCCGCAGATTTACAAGGGCTACTCATCCCCACACGCCAGATTCATTCACTTTGTACTTGGTGTATGCGTGGTGACTATCGCTCAGGTAATGGCTGTGATTATGCCGGAGCGCTGTATTTCGATGAGAAAGGCAACCCCACAGACGACCCGAGCAAGGATAAATGCTCTGGGCTATTGGTGGATTGCAAAAAACGATTTGGAGCCGATAACCCATTGCCGTTTGGTGGGTTCCCCGGCGCGGCCCTGATCAAGAGGTAGATATGAGAGATAAAACGCTTAAAGCGATATTGGCCCATGCCGAGGCTGAATACCCCAAAGAGTGCTGTGGTGTTGTGGCGCAGAAGTCGCGAGTGGAAAAATATTTCCCGTGCAATAACTTGGCTACAAACCCGAATGAACAGTTTCACCTCGATCCCGCTGGCTATGTGGTGGCTGAAGATTGGGGGGTCATCACTGCAATCGTACACAGCCACCCCGACGCTACCACTCAGCCATCCGAATTGGACATGGCCCAATGTGATAATAACGAGCTGCCTTGGCACATTGTAAGCTGGCCCGAGGGTGATTTGCGGACTATCCAGCCGCGCGGTGACCTCCCGCTAATCGGCCGCCAGTTCGTATTGGGGCATACCGATTGCTGGGGCTTGATAATGTCCTACTTCAAGCAAACGCATGGCATTGAGTTGAAAGACTATCGCGTTGACCGGCATTGGTGGGAGTCCGGCACAGAAAACTTCTATATGGATAACTGGTATGAATGCGGTTTCCGTGAATTAAGTGGCCCGATGCAGCCAGGCGACCTGATCATCATGCAAGTCTCAGCACCTGTGGCGAATCATGCAGGGATTTTACTGGACGATGGGATGATGCTGCACCATTTATACGGACAGCTTAGCCAGCGCGTGCCTTATGGTGGCTACTGGCAGGAAAGGACGGGTAAGGTGGTTAGGTATAGTTAAAATAAGTAAAGCTTCATTGCCGTAAAAAATTAATCGTGGATACTGCAATGCGACGAGTGTAATTTTACTGATCAAAATACCAGTGAGCAGATTTTAGCCATATGTATAGAATGCTGTTTAAACACAATAAATTATAGTGTTGTTATCTATATGCAGCAAAAAAGGATGTAAATATGGCTGAGGAAACTGGAAGTGTCACTTTTTTTGATGTTAAAAAAGCTGGTTTTTACGCTTGTGAACATGGTGTTGTACAGCAAAATACCGAAATGGATTATATCCTAGCGCAACTATCAGAATGGGTGGTCGAACGAGATTTTGAGAATACACTGCCTTTAATTGATGATAGCAGGCTAAGGAAAAAAGTTTATTGTCGAGGTGTACATAAGGACGAAGATACTGGAGACTACTTTTTTGTTCTCTGGAAGTCAGAGCTTGATGGTAATGGCAACCTTCAAGGAGTATCTCCTAATTCAACAGTTAATGGTAATTCTAAAGATGTAGTAATGCTATCCGAGGGTGTTACCAATGGAATAAACTATATTTGGGGCAAACCTTGCTATTATTGGTATGTTACTAGCTTGAATAAGTTTGCAGCTATTCGATTTCCACATTCAAACTCTGATACATATCTATTTTCTAGATATGTCAGAGACTTTGTTAATTTTAGAATGCCTTATTCAGGGAGGAAAGTATCTTATATAGAAAGAGCTAATCCAGGAGGTAAGGATGTTAAGTACCAAGTGGTGACATTCCAAACAGATGATGGCGATGGTCGGTCAAGATTCATTTTTGAAGCTGAACAATTTATGAAGCGTTCAGGGCGAGTGATAATAAAACAATTGAGAGAATCTATTACACATATTGTCATAAGAGATACGATAGGTGCAATTGTCCCGGATAAGAGAGCTTGGTGGGTAAGAGCATTTGATAAATTCCCTGTTCTTCGAGATGATATACCAAGCACCAGAAAAGAGAAACAAATTGAACTTATAGTAGAAGACAGGCCAACCGAAGCTCAGATAGATGAACTATTTGATTTCTATGAAGAAGATTATTCAGCTGGTTCGACGTGGAATAATATTGGTTTTAAACAGGATGGGAAACAAGGTCAGACAAAATGGCTTGATCAATATGTATTAAGAGAATTTATTTCAGTTTCGTACTCATCTTTGGATTCTGAGCATTTTTCTGCTGAAAAACTAGCGGAAGTAGTTAAATCTAAAAGAGATGAGTTAGTTGTTGGACTCGATGTAGGGCTTAGAAATAGCCAAAATGATGAAGTCGAGGCATTGAGGGACGCGGCAACTGGAGCATGATATGTCAGTATTTAAGATATTTGTGCAAGTAATATTAATAGCGAGCGTATTAGCTCTTGGATATTTCATGAGTTCTTATGTCAAATATTCTAGTGTAACAGATATACTTTCTGGACTGCAGAACGCATCTGCTATGATTTTTGCTATTGCTGGTATATGGCTTGCTTACTTATATCCTAATGCAATTGCGGGGTTAGTAAAAAACGAAAAGGTTGATTTTTTTGCAAGTAAGAGTGATGCGAAAAGAGTGGAGTCTATGGTGTTTATAATAGTCACTTCCGCTTTCGTTTTGGTCGCTGTTATTACATTCTATGTTTTGAGTGCAGTCATTAAAAATACAGATTTCTATGTACAGAATCGAACTATAATGAAAACTATCGGACTAGGATATGTATTGTATTTGTATATGGTTCAAATTTACTGCGTTCTAATGGTAATCGCTAGAAATCTATCATTCGTAAGTAGGTTGCATTCTATACTTAATGATAAAGAGCTTGATGAAAAATTATAATCACTAGCAGAACTATGCAAGAACCCGCTCCGGCGGGTTCTTGCATTCTGGATTAAACGGCTCAGTAGTTGTGTTTTCATCTCAATCTGTCAAACCAAGTCTGTCTTTTATTTGTTTGGTTAGCCATGTTTTACTGATGTCTTTAACCAGATCAAATGGGGCGTCAGTTAGTTCTTGTTTGAGCCTTTCGAGTATAGGTTTTTGATTTAGCGCTTTTGCGAAGTCATGTCCATCTTGAGTTAGCCTTATAGGGATTGCGGCACCCGCAACACCTCTATTAGTAAATCTAATACCTATTGCTCTAGGGTCACCTGTCTCAAGGTTTCTGTTACTGATTAATCTATTTTCAACCATAAGTAGAAGATGGAATACGAGAATATTTTCCTCATCCCCCTCAACATCAAAAAAATTTAACTCTTTCAAAGTAATGAAAGGCTCTGGGCTATCCAAAAATACAGTGGTGATTTTTTTTATCACGTCAAAATCTATCTGCATTTGTACCTCTACATTCTGATGGTTAATAGACCTTCATCTTGATTGTGTTTTCTGGCGCGTCCGTGCGCCGGTGGGGTTATTTGTCTCTACTTTCCTTGTCTACCCTTGTGAGTAATGTATCGAACTTCGAGTCTTTAGGTATTAAATGGAAGTCTTTTTTCAAGCTTTCGAACATAAGTTCCAAAGTTTCTTTGAGCTGCCCCTTGGTAATGGGAGCAAGTAATTCATTGTCACTATTAATAATTGGTTGTGGCTCATGATTTTTATATCCCCTCAAGTCCATCTGTGAATGAATGGCAACAGCAATGATTTTGCAGCTTTCATCGATTTCACAGTTCATATATTCGCGGTTGAGGGGTCTTAAATATCGCTTGCCCTGGTCGAATATTAATTGCTTGAAAGTAGCCTCTCCATCTAATTGGGAGCAAAGGACAAAATCGCCATTTTTAACTTCAACATCAGGGTCAAAGCAAACAATCGTACCTTCAGGGAAGCTAAGTCCAGACGGTGAGTCCATTGAGTTGCCAAGAATGGTAATCGCGAAGGCTTTTTCTCCGGCACCTATTGGGGCGGGAATAAAGTCTGAGATAGAACCATCTAGAGTGGAGTCATCGGCAGCAATAGAAATGGCCTGAACCCACGATAGTAGAGGGATTTCTCTGACGGTAACTGTTTTGCGCATATTGGAAATATTTGGTCCATCTCCAACGCCACACTTTAACCAATCAGAGCTAGTCCCTAGAACTGCCGCTAAGTTATTCAGGACTTTATCTCTAGGCCTTGCCTCTCCGCCTTCATATGCAGCAATTTGCCGGTGTACTACACCAACTTTTTTAGCTAATTCAGCTTGCGTTAAACCTAGCGAATTTCTAGCTAAGGCTACACGTCTTGGGAATGAGTTATCAAAATTCATATGTGAGCACCAAAAAACTCATTGACTCAATTTGATTGATGGATAATACTTCAACTACAGAAACGAGTCTGTGAGTTTTAGTAATTCATGAGGTGCATAATGGAACAAAAAGAATCTAACATCAAGCAAATGACATACAGGATGCGTCCAGAGGTTCGGGAGTTTATCGAGGTTAATGCGAAGAAGAGCCATCGTTCAGCTCAGGGGTTGCTGGATTTTATCCTTGATCGAGCTATAGAGATGGAAAAGAACGGCGAACTTGTTATTCAGTAACATTCAAACCTAAAAGGGATTGTTGATGGAAAAAATTACATCTTCGTATATAGGTTTGGCGAACTTATTCGACAAAAAAAACGCCCCAAAGGTAGATAAGTTTGAGCGGGGGTATGTTTATGTCCTCCGGCTTTCAAATGGATATACAAAGATTGGATGCAGCGCTGATCCATACACTCGATTTAGTGGATTAAGACGTGGTTTACGTTCAACAGGTATCGAACTTGGCAAGATCTGGATTAGCTGCCCTCATATTAATTACAAAGACAACGAAAAACTTATTTTAGCCATGCTGGATAACAAGGAGAAGGATGGAGAGTTTTTCAAAATGCCATTCAATGAGGCAATGAAATTTGTAATTGACCTTACAGTGAAAACTGAATTTTCCATAAAAGAACTGGAAATAAAAGAAGCCAGCAAACGATCGTTTGTAAGTGCTTTAAATGCCCTACATGGAATAGCTCGCCAAAAATAAGTAAGGCCCAAACAGCTGTCACTGCGTGGGCCTAAATCGCCAGAACCCAAGAGGAAACTGACATGACCAGTATAGCAATTATTGAAGCAGTTAACACCACCGCCGTGCAGTTCCACGGTCAGCACATTATCACCGCAATGGTTGCTGGTGTGGCTTATGTTGCAATGCGCCCAATAGTAGAGAACCTAGGTATGAGTTGGTCAACTCAACGAAGAAAACTTAATGGGCTTGAGACCAAATTTGGGTGTGTTCATATGAGCACACCTTCCAATGGTGGCGTACAGGAGATGCTCTGCTTACCCCTTCGTAAGTTAAATGGCTGGTTATTTAGTATCAATCCAGGAAAAGTCCGCGCAGATATTCGTGACAAACTGATCCGGTATCAAGAGGAGTGCTTCACGGCACTGCATGATTACTTCACTCGCGGCGAAGCAAAGCGACAGGGGACCTCAACCGATGAGCGAACACCACTACGCAGTATTGTTAATCGCATTATGGGTAAATATGGAATGACGTATCAGGCGGTGTACAAAATTATTCATAAAGAATTTGGCGTTAACCATATTGATGAACTTTCAGGTCGTCAGACAGCTGAAGCTATAGATTATCTTGCAGGGAAGGTAATTGAGGGTGAATTTCTGGGTAAAGAGCCCATTCAAATCCAGCGCCGTGCAGATTACAACTACCCAATTGAAAGCGCTGATCCACATGACAGAATCTTTGGTAATGACTGGATGTCACCAAGAACCATTCTTGATGAACGCAACCGCGCACCAGAGCTTGAGTTAATAGAGCAACTTGAGAAGGATGGCTATGACCTTACTGGTGTGAAAGTACGAATCCATGCAATGTATGGCATCGCTAAACAAGTAATGCATCTGCAAGAGACTTTTGGTTGGTGCGCGAAAGAAATGAAGAATGTGGCCGACACGCTTAAAAACAACTCAACTGAACGAGGGATGAACGTCTCATTCACTGGAAATAATAAAGGGAGTGCTATCGGTGGTTATACGAAGCGGTCACTTAGATAGATTTTGCCGAAACACAGGCAATAAAAAACCGCCAATGTGGAGTTGGCGGCTTACATCAACTAAACGACAAGGTATCAATTAATGCTTAAAGGTAATTTAGCAGTACAGAGCGAAGTTGTCACTATGTCCAGCATGGAAATTTCAGCGCTGGTTGGCAGCCGACATGACAGTGTTAAGCGCACAATTGAGCGACTTGCAGAGTCAGGGGCAATTACTTTACCACCAATGGTGGAAAAGCCCACCACAGGACGCCCGACGACTATTTATGTATTCGAGGGTGAGAAAGGCAAGCGAGACAGCATCGTCGTAGTCGCCCAGCTCTCACCAGAGTTTACCGCTAAGCTGGTAGACCGCTGGCAAGAACTTGAGCGTCAAATTACAAAACCAACATTCGACCCGATGGCAGCATTAAATGACCCTGAGTTTTTGCGCGGTACATTGCTGACCTACAGTGAAAAGGTGATTGCGCTAGAACATAAGGTTGATGAAATGCAGCCAGATGTCGATGCACTGGAACGCATTGCAAAGTCTGATGGTGCTCTGTGCATTACCGATGCCGCGAAAAACTTACAGGTACAACCCAAGTTCCTTTTCCGCCTGATGTCGGAGAATCGCTGGATTTACAAACGACTTGGTAGCAAAACTTGGGTCGGATATCAGGACAAAATTCAGTCGGGATATCTGGAGCACAAAGTCCATACAGTAGTTCGCAATGATGGCAGCGAGAAAGTGACTGAGCAGGCTCTCGTAACAGCTAAAGGACTTACCAAACTTTCAAAGATGCTTGGTATCAGCGGTGTGGCAGCTTAAATAGCACTAAAATAATTTAACGAGTAACCAAATCACAACCCACTTAACTGTGGGTTTTTGCGTTGTTTTGCAGCGATCACCTGCTATCATGTAACGAACTGTTATGGATGGGGATAATGGAGTGATAATAGTAAAGTCTGATTTAGCTCAGTTCCTTACAGAAAAAGGTGTTCCATCTGAATGCACTCAATGCGGGCATGACTATAACAATACTTTTGTTTCACCGTTGGCAAAGGTTGCTGATGCTGAAATCTTCATTTTTGAAAATCGTTCTCTCTTAGACAGCGACGGCACAACAGCCATATTAAAGTACTATCCTGTTTATTGTGATAATTGCGGCTATGTTCGGATGTTTAATGCAGATCACATTAGTCAATGGATATTAGATAGAGACCAAGAAAAATTGAAAGGTGACAAAAATGAGTAATGTCACTCCTATTGGTACCCCCATATCGGGCAAGGGTGGCTGGGGTGGGAATGGCTCCGGCCAGGATGATGGCGGAGGTGGAGGAGATATGCATATACGTGTCGCCAAACTTGAATCAGATGTAGAGCATATAAAAAAATCATTAGATGAGGTTAAGTCTGATGTCCGCGAGATTAAGCGTGATATTAGGTCTGAGTTTAATGAAGTAAAACGCGACTCAAAAACTGATTTTAGATTACTTTTTGGTGCGATAATAGCTGTAGCCCTTGGTTTATCAGGGTTAATGGCTAAAGGTTTTCATTGGCTTTGATGGGGATAGGGATATGTTCAAAGGGGTTATTGCAGGTTTATTGCTAATGGTTTTTGTTTCTTGTGGCGTTTTTGCTAGCTCAGATAAAACTGTAATAAAAGATGTGGCCACATCAGTATGTCAGGGTCGAAGTACTGGGGTTGAATTGTGTGAGCGCATTGTAAATACAGCTATTATTAAAGCCTATGAAGCTGGGTATATAAAGGCTGGTTGCGCTGTTGGTGTTGAGGAAGAAGGTTGCGAGCAAAATAAGAAAATTGAAGAAGAGATAGAAAGCATCCCGACAAATAAATAATAAGGTTAAGAATGAAAAATATAATCATTGGATTGGTTGCTATAGTTCTAGCTGGATGTTCAAGCATAAGTGAAATGAGAGAGCGCGGGCCACATTCAGAGTTTAAGAGTAAAAAAGATGCTCAAGCTCTTGCCACTTGCATCACCATGGAATGGCAGAAATTTAAAGTTGTTGGCGGCGGTGCTACAGACGTCAGTATGATCTTACTACCAAATGGGTTTTCAGTATTTACCCCAAACCAAACAGAAGTAGCAGATGTACAAAATATAGATAATGGTTCTACAGTTAAGTTTTTTGTTCAAACAGGATTATTTGACTGGAGAATTAATCAGAGAGTTGATGGAATCAAAAAATGTATTTAACAGAAATGTAAAACAAATCAAGGTCGCTAACGCGGCCTTTTTTATTGGAGATAATATGACTGTATTTGCGCAAGAAGTAATGACACCGATAAAACTAAGTGGCTCATTGGCTAAGATGTTCGGTCGAGACCATCAACGATTAGTTGGTAGCTCTGGCGAGGTTATTAAGGCTTTATGTGTAACCATTCCTGGCTTTGAGCAATACCTGATGACTGCCAAGCAGCGTGGGCTAACGTTTGCCGTATTCAAAAACAAGAGAAATATCGGCAAGGATGAGTTGGAGCTTGCCAGTGGTGGACAAGAAATTCGCATTGTTCCAGTAATTATAGGGAGCAAACGGGGTGGGCTATTCCAGACCATACTCGGTGTAGCTTTAATCGGTATGGCAACATTTATGAGTGGAGGCTTGGCAGTGGCGTTTGGTGCGGGTGGCGTATGGGGTGGTGCAATGGCAATGATGGGCGCATCCATGGCCCTAGGTGGCGTAATCCAGATGCTATCACCTCAGCAGAGTGGGTTAGCTATGCGGCAATCGCCAGATAACAAACCAAGCTATGCGTTTGGTGGCCCTGTTAACTCTACAGCTCAGGGTAATCCGGTGGGCGTTCTGTACGGAAAGCGTCGAATTGGCGGGGCTGTTATCTCTGCGGGTATTTATGCCGAGGATGCTCAGTAAGATCAACTATTTTAATTAACGCCGAAAGGCAGGAGTGAGTTATGACTTTAGAGCAGCGTTTAGCAGCAGTAGAAGCAGAACTGGAACAAATTAAAAATCAGCAGAAAGGTCGTAAAGATATCGTAGCGCTGATGAATAAAACAATCACGGAGGCCATTAAAAAAGAGCGTCGTCCTGGTGGGTTACTTTATCGGTCAGAGCATCGAGAAAATGCGGCCATATCTCAGGCCGCTTATAGTATGAGCGTAGGTATTAACCGCGCTTAACAGAGCTTAAATTTAACACCCATTGTTTTATGGCGGGAGAGTCAACTTCTGAAAGCTCTTTAGCAAGTTGCGCTCTTGAATTCTCATCTAACTTGAACGATACTGCTAAAATTATAAGCTTTATATCATTGATCTCTTTAATTATGTCTTCTGTTGAAGCTGCATTTGTTGTGAACTTAAATGTAGATTCTTTAACTTCCATCATTTTAATTTCCTTATCCCAGAGTAAGTCAGCCATTCCTCCGATAGATAACACTCAAGCCGTGCATGGCGAGAGTGGGCTGACCTTACACAATAGAAGATCAGCCGGTAATCGCCATTGAGTTGATCAATAAGCACGCCAATGCCCACATCTAGTGGGCTTTTTTATGGGTGAAATATGGCACGTAAACCAATTAAAGGCCGTAAAGGTGGGAGCAGTAATGCCACAACGCCAGTTGAATCACCGGATAGCATTCAATCAACCGCAAGAGCAAAGTTATTAATTGCCCTCGGTGAGGGGGAGTTTGCAGGGGGCTTGGATGGGACCAATATTTATCTGGATGGAACCCCGATTAAGAACTCTGACGGCACCAGTAACTTCACAGGTGTAACGTGGGAGTATCGTCCCGGCACTCAGGCTCAAGACTACATCCAAGGCATGCCAAATGTTGAGAATGAGATAACGGTTAATACAGAGCTTAAATCAGATACGCCATGGGTTCGCTCCATCACAAACACTCAGTTGTCGGCTACACGTATTCGTCTAGGATGGCCTTCATTGCAACGGCAGGCCGATAACGGTGATGTGGGTGGGTATCGTATTGAATATGCGATTGATGTGGCTACTGACGGCGGGGCTTATTCAACGTTACTCAATACTGCGATAGACGGTAAAACAACAACGTTGTATGAGCGTTCTCATCGAATCAATTTGCCTAAAGCCTCGACCGGCTGGCAAATTCGTTCTCGCCGAATTACTGCCAATGCTAACTCGGGCCGTATTGCCGACAAGATGAATGTTGAGGCTATTTCTGAAGTGATCGATGCTAAGTTGCGCTATCCAAATACAGCACTTCTCTATATCGAATTCGATGCAACTCAATTTCAGAATATCCCAGTTATTTCGTGTGAGCCAAAAGGGAGGATTGTTCGTATTCCTACTACTTATGATCCAGTGACTCGCACCTATTCCGGTGTGTGGGATGGTTCATTTAAGTGGGCTTATACAAATAATCCAGCATGGGTCTTTTACGATATCGTATTAGCTGAACGGTTCGGGCTTGGTCGCCGGATTGATACGAATCAGATAGATAAGTGGGAGCTTTATCGAATTGGTCAGTATTGCGATCAGCTTGTTCCTGATGGGCGGGGTGGAAGTGGTACTGAGCCTCGTTTTACTTGTGACGTGTATATTCAGTCTCAGGCTGAGGCTTTTACAGTACTCCGTGATTTGGCTGCCATTTTCCGTGGCATGACTTACTGGGGAAATAATCAGCTTTGCGCTTTGGCAGATATGCCACGCGATGTGGACTATATATTCACACGAGCCAGTGTGATTGACGGACAGTTCACCTATGGTGGTGGTTCTGAGAAAAAGCGTTACACAACTGCAATGGTTAGCTGGAGCGACCCCGCGAACAACTTTCAGGATGCAATAGAGGCAGTATCAGATAACGACTTGGTTCGTCGCTACGGTGTCAATCAGCTTGATATGACAGCTATCGGCTGTATCCGGCAAACTGAGGCGAATAGGCGTGGACGCTGGGCGCTACTGACGAACAGCAAAGACCGGACAGTGAATTTTAATGTTGGGTTGGATGGGGCCATTCCGCTGCCCGGTCATATCATTGGCGTTGCGGATGAAATGCTGTCTGGTCGAAAGATGGGAGGGCGTATTAGCACGGCGTCTGGTCGTAATATCACTCTGGACCGCGTGGCCGATGTCAAAGTGGGTGACCGGTTACTCGTTAACTTACCGAGTGGCGTGGCCCAAGGTAGAACGGTACAAGCGATAAACGGGAAGATAATCACTGTCACAACGGCTTACAGCGAAATACCGGAAGCAGAAAGCGGATGGTCTGTTGATGCTGATGATTTAGCCATTCAGCAATATCGGGTTACCGGTATTTCTGATAATGACGATAACACTTACTCAATTTCTGCTGTTCAGCATGATCCCGATAAATATGAGCGCATTGATACGGGTGCTCGCATTGATGAGCGGCCCATCAGCGTAATTCCACCAGGCGTTCAGCCACCACCAACAAACGTTGTTATTGATAGCTTTTCGGCCCTATCTCAAGGGCTGGCCGTAACAACATTGCGTGTGACATGGGAGCCAGCCGCTAGTGCAATAGCATACGAGGCAGAGTGGCGACGCGATAATGGTAACTGGATATCAGCGCCACGTACTTCTGCTCAAGGATTTCAGGTTGAAGGGATTTATGCGGGACAATATCAGGCTCGTGTTCGTGCTATTAACCCCTCTGAGATATCTAGTATTTGGGCGAACGCGCAGGAAACAACACTAAAAGGCAAGGAGGGGAATCCTCCTATGCCTGTGGGCTTTTCGGCTACCGGCATTCTCTTTGGTATAACCCTTAACTGGGGTTATCCGGAAGGGGCCGAAGATTCGTTAAAAACAGAGATTGAATATAGCCTGTCTGCTGATGGCACTGATGCCATGCTGTTGAGTGATGTACCGCATCCGCAACGGAACTACACCATGCAGGGATTAAGGGCGGGGCAAGTGTTCTGGTTCCGTGCGCGGATAGTGGATAAATCTGGCAATCAGTCACCGTGGATTGATTGGGTCCGTGGCATGTCCAGTACAGACACAAGCGCTATTCTCGAAGCGATTGGTGATGATTTCATTAATAATACAGAGGCAGGGAAGCAGTTATTTGATAATGATTTTATGAATGCAGAGGCGATACTTGAAAATGCTGTGGCGAATAATGCTGGTATCGTGCATCAATGGGCGCAATACGGAGAGAATAGGGCCGATGTTATCCACTTAACGACCACGGTTGCCGATGCTGAAAGGGCATTCGCTGAGTTTGAAACACTCGTTACAGCGACATTTGAGGACCAAACCGCCGCTATTGACCAAAAAATGACGGCCGTTGTTGATGCTGATAGTGCTATTGCAACTTACAGCTTGAGAGCGGGACTAAATTATAACGGTCAATTTGTCAGTGCAGGGATGGTAATCGGTGCTGAGTTTATTGGTGGCGTAGCTAAATCATCAATTGGCTTTACTGCTGATCAATTTATATTGCTCTCGGGTCCTGCTGGTAATGTTTTTTCCCCATTCGCGGTAACTAACGGCCAAGTGTTCATAAACGAAGCAATTATTGCTGATGCGACAATCGGATCTGCAAAGATAACCGATTACCTTCAATCTACTAATTGGGTTTCCAACACAACTGGCATCCGTATTGGAATGAGATCGGGGCAAATAGAGATTAATGGTGCTGTTGCTGGGGAGGGTAGACTGAATTTTGTTAATAACCGAATCACTGTATTTAATGAAAGCAATCAAGTCGTCGTTGTTATTGGTAAAAAACTGGTGGTGTAATTATGTCTACATGGGGCGCTCAGTTATTTATGCCGGGTGGAACGTTTGATGTTATTAATTCGTTTCTTCCTGCGTACATGATGGATTATTTTACGGGGAGCAATAGCGGCTCAAGATCATATATAGTCCCGGAAGGGAAGAGTCTCAAAGCAAAGGCATATTTCACGACAGCGGGGTCGTTCGCCACAGCGGCTGTAATCTCCGTTTCGGGCGGCACCGTGTCGTGGTCTAACGCAGCCGGAAATTCTATTATTGTGTGGGTGGTGTAATGGCTGGCTTTGGCATGCAAATAACGCGTGATGATGGGGTGATATTCGCCTCCCCAGAATTCACGCCGACTGTTTTAGTTCAGGTAATGGACAGGAATGCCGATTATACTCAGGATGTTTCTGCCCAGCACTATTTTGATACAATTGTCCCGAATGACAAGAAATGCTTCGTTTTTCATAAGGTTATATCGTCTGGCAGTCAGCAGGGCGTTAGTGGTGGGGTGCTGCATTACGCAGAGCAAGGGCCGAGTGGTTATTGGAGAATTCACACAATAGGCGGAACTGCCGGACTAGTTCACACGTTGCGATTTTATGTGTTCTCAGAATTTGTATCATACATACCAGAGTGGGGTATTTATTTCTTTAAAAACAATCAAATGGTTTATGCTGGAAACTGCCTACCACTAGACATTAAGTTTTGGGAAAAGCCTCAAGCGACCACTCCCGCGCCGACAATGCCTTGCGCCGTAATTAGTTCAATTGCAGAGCAGCGCTCTCAAGGCATACCGGGAACAAATCCACCCACTGTTCTCGTGTTTTTGATGTGCTTCATTGGATACTCAGGAGGTATTGCGACCCCTGTATATAGGCAGATATCTACTGGCGCTGGTGCTGGCGGCCCAGACGGGTTTTCAAAAGGCTGCCCTTATATAGAAACAGCATTGTACGATCAATATTATAAAGCCTCACTCGGCTATTCTTAACAAATAATTTAATGAGGATATAACTATGTCTTGGTATAAGGCTGGTACTGTCACGTCTGTAGCTGGTACAAATATAATTACCGGGGCAGGGACGATATGGAATAACCCAATATTTGGAATCGCGTCAGGGCAGATGATTTTTGTTCCCGGCGCAGGGCAGGTTGTAATATATGAGATATTAGCAGTTGATAGTGATACCAAAATAAGAGTGACGGGAAATATAACACCTACAATTATCAATTCTGAATATGCAATTGTTACGACCGTATCAAATTCAATGTCTGATTTGGCACGTCGCACTGCCGTACAACTGGCTTTATATCAAAAGCTACTTGAGGATTGGCAAAATATAACCACTGGCACTGGCGATGTCACTATTATCGCACCCGACGGTACAGAAGTTGTTATTCCCGCGTTGTCATGGATCACTGATTCAAAAACGTGGTTTGATGCCAATAGGGAGCTGATAGAAAACGCAGGGGAGGCGGTCGCTGGGGCTGAGACGGCACGTGATCAGGCGGTCGCAGCGAACACGGCGGCACAGGCAGCCAAGACAACGGCGGTAAGCTCTGCAAACACAGCCAGCACTGCCGCAACAACAGCTACAGGTGCGGCAACGACAGCAACGAGTGCAGCCAGCACAGCAACAACCAGTAAAAATCAGGCCGTGACTGCTCGTGATGAAGCGGTTGCTGCGGCGGCTAGTGTGAATTTAGGGCCGCTCGGCATTGGCTTAGCCAGCATAGCGGATATCGCAAATTTTGACTGGCTGAGTTTCCCCTTCTTGTCGGGTGCCAATTACCTTGCATCCTACAACTCTTGGTTAAATGCGCCACCAGAGTTGACTTTTAACGCTGGTACTCGGGTAAGCATAACGGTTGACTACATAGCGACAAACGGTACCCGGATAGGGTTAACGGTAATTCCTGACACTGGCGCACAACCCAATTACCGTGTTTTCAAAGTGCTATCAGTTGGCGCGCCGGGGTCTAGGGTGTTCACCGTCAGGCAAGATTGGAACTCAGCCATCCCGGTGCCAATTACTGGCGGCGGGACGGG